ATTTCCGGCATTGCCGCATTGATCCTGATTGCCCGCGGGCTGATGTGATGGGGGCGCTGAGGACGCTGCTGCTCGCAACGGCACGCCACGGACGCCTGGTTCTCATCGCGGGCCTGGTTGTCGGGATCCTGTTTCCGGGGCTCGCGGGCATGGTGCGGGGAGTCCTTCCGGAGCTGGTTGCCTGCATGCTGGGCGTGGCGGCATTGCGGATCGGACCGACGGCTGCGCGCGGAAGCCTTGCAGATATCCATGTTTCACTGCGGCTGGTCGCTGCCTACCAGTTGCTGCTGCCGCTGGTGCTGGCCGCCGTCTTCCTGGCGTTCGGCCTGGGCGGCACGCTGGCCACCGCGATGGTGTTGATGGCTGCTGCGCCCTCGATTTCGGGCAGCCCCAACCTGACGATCATGACCGGACATGACCCGGCTCCGGCGCTGAGACTGATGATTGCAGGGGTGGCACTGTTGCCGCTGACCGTCGCCCCGGTGTTTCTGCTCTGGCCGATATTCGGGTCCTTCGGTGCGATTGCGCTGGCGTCCGGAAAGCTGCTGCTGCTGATCGGGTGCTCTTCCGCCGCTGCCTTCGTCATCCGGCAGCGGTTTTTCCCCAAGCCAGGTGTTGAAACCCTGGGTGTGATCGACGGTGTCTCGGCCTTGCTGATGGCAGTGCTGGTCGTCGGCCTGATGTCAGCGCTGGGACCTGCCATCATCCAAACACCGGGTCTGGTCGGGCTCACATTGCTTGCGGCCTTTGCAATCAACTTCTCGCTTCAGATTGCAGCCTTCATGCTGACCGGCGGGCGAGGCCATGAGCGTTCGCGGGTTGCCTGGTCGATCATCGCGGGCAATCGCAACATTGCGCTTTTCCTGGTCGCGCTTCCAGCGGCCATCACCGACCCGCTTCTGCTGTTCATCGGCTGCTACCAGATCCCGATGTACCTGACGCCGATCCTGCTGCGGCCTCTCTATGCTGGTCGCATGCAACCGCTGTGAGAACACCCGCCATTCCGGCGGAGATCAACGGATCCGCGCCCGAGGAGAACAATGGCGGAGGGGCGAGGCAATGTCCGAACCCGGAGCCATCGCTCTTTGGGTTGGCGGGCGGCAAGGCGCAAGCAGGGACGGTGGAGAGCAGCGGAGACATTTCAAACCCGCAGGGTTCGCAAGGCCAAGGGCCGTCCGAGCTTATGCGAGGCCCCGACTGGAGCGAAGCCCGAAGGGCGATGGCGCGAAGTCGGACAATGGCGGAGAGGAAGGGATTCGAACCCTCGATACCCTTCCGGGTATACTCCCTTAGCAGGGGAGCGCCTTCGACCACTCGGCCACCTCTCCGTGGCGCGTAATTGAATGTTTTCTTTGGCTTAGTCAAGCCTCGAATTGACAGGGCGATACGGCCCGTAACGGGAACAAACATGGAATTCAGCCCCGTTTATGCAAAAAATCTGCAAACTTTGTTTCGTCTTCGTTCTGTTTGAAGTCGAAACCAAGCTTTCGGGCCGAAGACCCGATCTGAGGGGCGGCAAGTTTGACATAACGAGACCATTCATCCGATTCCCATCCTCCCTCGGTTTTCAATCTCAGGATGTCTTTGGTCTGGGAATAGAACCAGGTGGCCCAACTGTGCCTGGCCGTGTGGGGTGTGTATTTGGACGGATCGAGGCCGATATCAGTTACCGCCCTTTGCCACCAAGAAAAATGCCTGCCGCATTCTCTCGAGGTGTAGGGGCGGCCGTCATATCTCAGGAACAGGGGCCCGGGATCCCCTAGATTTGGTAGGGTGCTCAGGGCAGCCACTGTCCTGGGGCAAAGTGAGATCATCCTCTCCTTGCCATTTTTGGTGTCTCTCAGGATCGCATATCGATCGGGGAGAGAGATGTCTGTCCTCCCGTCTATCGCCAGGGTTTCTCCAACACGGGATCCCTGGCCAAAGAGGAAGGTCACGAATGCCGGGGTCCATGGGTTAGGTGTCCGGCTGTCGATGACACGATCTATGACCGCTACTGCTTCTTCGGGACGAAGAAAGAAGGTCTTCTTGGGGCTGTCTGAAGGCCGGTCGAATTGGGTTCTGACGCCGGCCGAGTGAATGACAGCAATGGTAGGTCCATGAAACTGACGGCGCCTGGTGGCTGGATTGGGATAAGCCTTGGCTCCCTGGTCATCGAGCATCATCTGATTGATCTCGTCGACACGGATACGCCCGAAAGCCTGTCTGGGTTTCACCAGGAACCGCTCTTCACCCCCGTTCATGACGTACCTCCTGGCCGCTTCTTCGAACGTGAGTGTGGGTTCTTTACCGGTGATATTTTGCTCGGCAACCGCACCCTCGATTTGACGTCGGATGGCGTCTGCTTCGTATTTATCTCGAGTTTTGGTCGACTTCCGGATTTGTTTAGGAGTTGGTCGACCATTATTCCAGACTGTGACAGTCCCCTTGATGTACCAAAATCCGTTGGAGTGGAGCGTAAGTTCGAGGGGCATTGAATCATCCGGTCGGCCAGCTCGATGAACTGGTCCTGGTTGAGTTTCACTGTGCGACCATGCCGGACAAAAGGAATATTGTGCCGGCGGATCTGCTCTCGAACGTAGCGTACCGGGTCTATTACGTCATCATGAGTTATGCCGAGTTTCTCCGCGGCGACTGGTAACGATATGGGGCTCATACAAACACACTCTTTCTCTACGACCTGGTTTTGCAACCAGGCTTCGAGCAAAAGGTTTCCTGTACCGATTGCAAGATAACTTTGGTTATTTTCTCCAACCAAAACCTATAGATTCAATAGGTTGGTTTTGGCGATTCCACACTTTTTATAAAAATGTGTGGTCCAGTTATCTATCGATTTCAGAAAAAGAGGCAAATGCTAAATTTCGTATTAGCGTTAAAAACAGAAGGAATAAGGTTTATTTAATCCAAATCCACATGAAAATGTGGGAGTGTCTATCTGACAAAAATAAAGATACCCGCCCCATTAAAGGAGCGGGTATCAAACCCTCAGCTGAGAGCGTAGTTGGTGTCGAAAATGTCCGATACCATGGATGGATCCAGTTTGCCTGTGACGATCGGACGGCCGACGATCTGAGAGACAATGTCTCCCAGGAGAGAGCTGCCGGCGATCTGGGCAAGCAGGATGTTGTACTGGCGCCGCAGGTCGTTTCCGTAGTTGGGAAGACAGCGGAAGCAGTCATGGACGGACATCACCCGGAAAGGAACGTCTGGAAGTGATTCCAACAGGTCCTTGATGACACGGGGATTGACGAGCCCCAGGTTCTCCATATCCAGATAGCTCAGGATACGTGCAGAGAGGAAGTTGGTTCTCTGGTAGTGATCCCAGAGGGTCTGGACGAGCGCGTCCTTTTCCCGGTGAACGCTCCGGCCGGCAGCGCCACGACTGATGTAGTGAACCAGATCGTTGTAGTTCCTCCAATCGTAATTGCACCTCCGCTCGATCTCCCTGACGATCATGCCGTCAAGAGAGTGAACCATGTTGGCTCCCAGAGAACGGCCGCCGGTCATGGGCTTGTTGACCTCGTAGGAGACCTCGAAAGGCTCGTTAAGGAAGTTGACCATTTCGGTTTCCCTGGCCATGACCTTGATGTGGACATGAAAGTTGTCAGGAAGGACCCAGTCGTTGGAGAATTTGCCCGGATCCCAGATGGCGAGCATGGTCTCGTTGATTTCCCAGGCTCCTGGGGCTCGGTTCTGGAGCGTTCCGTAGAACAGCTCGAGGAACTGACCTTCACCGAAGATGAGTTTCGGCATGGCCGTCGAGTTGTAGAAAGCCGTCATGATTGCCTTCTTGGTCAGCTTCCGATCGATCTTGGAAGATCCACCGGTGGCGTTCAGCATGTCCTGGTAGATCTCGACATAGGCATCAGCACGCCGACCAACGTCAACGACGTTGCAGAGCTCGGCCGCCTTGCGATCGCATGCCAGGGCAGCCAGAATCTGGATACCAGAGCAAGTGGCATCCAGGGAGATGGGATAAGACGTGCTGGTGCCTTTGCAAGCAGCTTTCCAGGCCTGCACGCCGGCGTAGAAAAGAGCGGGTTCTTCAGCCTGGTTCAGGAGTTTGTCCAGGTTGGATTCGTTGTCGTCGAACCACTTAATACGCTGATCCCAGGTATCCTTGTCCAGACCGTGGCCGAAGGAGTTGGCGATGTCGATCTTGAGGTATTCTTTGCCGGTGAAAGTCTGAAAGGTCATGTGGTAGCTCCTTCGTTATCAGGCGTCGTTGGCGAGATGAGCAAGGCGATTGAGATAATCGGCAAGCTCTTTCATCCGTTCTTTGGTGGCTGAGCCGAGGTCTATGACCTCGTCTTGAGATGTTTTGACGATCAGTCGATCGTCTTTGGTGATGGCGAAATCACTCCCTTCACCGATGCTGATTGCTGCGGCGATCTGGGATCTCATTTCTTTCTTGTCGGCACAGCTCGGACACAGTCCGTCGAAGCCGTCACCGACGGTGCCATATTCTGGTGTTCCAGGAGCTGCACCACATTTGGTACAGGGTGCATAGTCCTCGTCTTCTTCTCGAGTTTTTCCCGAAACCCATTCGGAGACTGTCTTCTTGCCGATGTATTCCATGCCACCTTTTTGCTCCCATCCGAGAGACCCCATGGGGATATCGTCGAGAGAGACGCGGTAGATAAGCAGATTGCCGTCAAAAACATCATTGAGACCGAAGTAGGTCATGAAGAGTTCTACGGCACGGCCAGAGTCATTTTCCTTGACCAAAAGGGAGATATCAATTTCCCCACTGCCTTCCATGAATATGTAATAGAGAAACATAGGGGTTTTCCTTGTTCAGAGGGTCAGGTGGGTTCGTGATCTGGTTCTTCGTTGGTCACGAGCACAGGCACATGAACCCAATACGGTCGGGCTTTCTTCAGTATCCGGATCATTGATGCGACGACGTTCCCGGGAACTGCCAACCGTTTGTTTTTCGAACAGGCATAGGTTCCGTCGACGTCAAGAAAAATGCGGTCTTTTTCGAGGAGAGTCTCATCGTTTTCGAATCCAACATGCTGGATCCAGTATTCCGATTTGGGATCATACATCGACACATTTCCCTGTGGTTGAAGCCATAAAAAAAGGACCCCGGTTAAGGGATCCTTCTTCTGATTTTTGCTTTGGAGGAGCTACTCGCCTGGCCTAAATATCAGGCAAGGGCAGAGCGGGATCGGTCTTGGGAACCGGAGTAGGAGGATTAATGGGATAATCGCTCACAAAAGGCCTCCTTGATTAACTGACAAGCGTAGTTAATCATTTTTTACGATTATCGCCAAGCGTTTTCTAGATCAAGTTTGCTTTTTTCAAAAGCAGATTTGCTCAGCCTGCATCTGCTTTGCCCTTCTCATAGGCAGCAGCCATGAATAGCCCGACGAGACGCATGGCCTCGTCGAACCTGTTGTGGTCCTGATTGCAGACCTTGAACAGCATCGTGGTCATTGCAGGACATTGAGCCAGTGATGCTGTTGGGTCTTGGACTGAGTAAAACAGATTGTAAGCGGGATGATCTTCATCCACTGACCACCTCACCTTCTGCGAATTCGATCATGGCCTTGTTCCAGGGAGTACCCTGGTAGGTGACCGAATAGCCCTGGCAGTAGGTCCGGCCGCGCTTGTCGTATTTGTGGGTGAGGTAGCATTCACCGCCGCCGGCCAGACCCAGGTGGTGCATGACGTCGAAGGCTGTCCGGTTGTACTTCTCGAAAGCCTTGACCCGCTTCTGGAACTCGTCCGGGGTCTCGTCCGGCTTGGCTTTGTCCAGGTTCTTCCAGCGGTTCTTGACCGTGGTGGCTACATCCTGGTTCACACGCAGCTTCATGGAGTTGAGGCTGTTGAGGTGATCGAGACAGACGTCGTCTTCGGTGTGATTGTGCCGGAGAATGACGGATCCCTTGCCGGTGTAGTAGCCGGTGTCCTTGTTGCTCTCGAGCTTGAGAGGCGCAACGACCATCGGGAGAGGGAACTGGTACCGATCGATCTCATCCTGCACATCCTGGCTGATGCCGAATTTGATGATGAACTGCCTGGTTGTGGGATTCCAGTCGACGAGATCTGCTTCGACGGCCCGGAGGAGCTCGTCGGTTGTCTTCTGGCAGTTGCCGTTGAAGTGGTGACGCAAGGCGCCAACCAGGGTAGGCAGCGTCGCACGCTTGTGAAGCACCATCTGAACCAGCAGAGCAACGCCGAAGTCCTGGGGTACTTTGTGGTCCTTCATGTGAGCCAGGAAATCGAAGTCATCACACTTCTTGAACTCAGCAGAGATCCGCGGGATCAACTGGTTCTTGTTGAAGAGCTGCTCCATATCAATCTGGAATTCGATCATGCTTTTCTCCTTTGGAAGGTCGACGTCGATGGTCAGGGATCGAGTGAAAGGGCGATGCGTGGATATGAAGGGCCGCCGATTGTTCAGCGACCCCAGATATTGAACTGCTGCCACGAGGGCAGTGATGAAGCGGACGATGGAGCTCAGAAGGTTCCCCAATATCGGGCCTCCTTCCCTTTATCTTCGAAGAAAGGTTTCCAGGCTTCGTCGAACAGGCAGTTTAGAGGAGCTGTCAGAAACATGCCTGCCATGTCGTGATCGCTGAGGCCGGCAAGACCGCACCCAACACGGGTGACCTGGAATTGCAACATATTCATCGTCGAAGCGAGGCTTATGAAATCCTCGACGTGCTCTTTGATCACATGAGGCTCGAGGGTTCTGATCTGCCGGTTCTTGGTGGGAATAGCATAGGAATTCCCTTGAAGACCGATGCCCTGGCCGTATTTTGCACCCTTTCTTTCGAGAGCGAACTTGGCTGCGCCGGCGCCATGCCGACCGGCAAGGTTGGATCCGAAGACGAAAATGAGTTCTGCTTTCGGGTAGGTCCGGTCCATGAGGGTGTGGATCGCTTGTGGTGGGTCATCGAAAATGATGTTGGCCAATGCAAAGGAACGACGAGCCTTGCGGTGGAGATCGTAGCCTGAGATGAACCAGCCCGGCTCGTAACCGTATCCAGGTTCCCTAATGTACTGGACCGATTCAAAGAGAACTTCCCGCATATCCGTAGACCCGCGGTGGTTGAGGTATTTGAATATGAGGATGTCCATGGTCATTTCATTTCCTTCAGGAGTTTGAGGGTGACCTTCATCTCGGTGACGGAGATTGAAAGGTTGGGCCATTCGACAGATGCATGGCCTTGGTCGTCGCTTTCGTTATCGGAGAAGCTTCCGAACCAATGGCCGCTGTCTTCGTGTGAATCATCGGGGATAACCCGCATGGATTCGACATCCGAGACGACGCTCTTGATGCCTTTCTCCAGCTGAGAGATGCGATCGTGGGCCCAACGAGCCACCATTCTGGCCTGGCTCTCGACGTTTTCGGGGGGGATGCCAAGAGAGAGATCGGTGATTTTCCCCCAACCTTCATCCCGGTAGATCTTGTTGATGTCAGTCATAGAAATCTTCCTTCAAAGGATAGACCCTGGATTCGCTCAACGAGTAGAAGAGACGAAATTCCTGGCCTGGATAAGAGATCTCTCTTACGGCCTCAGCGACTGCTTGCTTGATGGAGAAGAAGAGGCTGTGAGAGGCGAATTGATTGTATTTGTTCGAGGGGAACCGGCGGTTCATGTGGTTGAAGCCGGCGCAAAGACGCGATAGTGCGGCTTTTTCGAAAGAGTTGAACTCTTGGCGTTCATAAAAAGGAGAGCATTCCCTGAAGATCTTTCTTGCTTCACGGAGGATTGGAACGAATGCTTCTCGAGCATCACATCTCAACAACCTTCGTTTTGTCGACGTGACCTCTTCGTTTTCGTCTAAGGATTTTCTGAATAGATCGTAAATCTCGTTACCGAGTGTCTCTTCTGAAGAGAGAACCATGTTTCCGATATCTCCCCAGCGGCCTCTGGAATGCCAGATGGCCCCTAATGCTTCGAGCTCATCGTTGATGCTTTCCAGTCGATCGGCGCCGTGACAGTGCTCCACGATGTCGTGAGCAATTACCGTTCCGTCAAGGCAAACGAATCTGCCTTCGAATTCAGGAGTGTCGAGGAGGTTAAACCCTAGATCAGAGGTGAACTCATCCTGTCGGGCAACAAGGGTGACGTAGGGCATGAAATCATCCTTTCTTCTCCCTTATCGGGTCGATGAATAGCAAGTGGACGCACTTCTGGTAGTAGCGCTGTGCTGCCTCTTCGGCGTGGAATCGACCAAAGGTCTTGTGGATTTCGGTCGGTCCATGTTGACTGCAATGGACGCCGACGTTGACGCTCCAGATGTCCAGGTCTTCGTCGACCCGGCTCACATCGAAATAGAAGGTTTCAGGGCCGAATTTGATGGAGGCGTAGCTCGCAGTCTTGCTTCTTCTGTCCCATACGAGGGGATAGACGATTTCGGCGATCTTGGTCTTGATGACCGAATTATCTGCTGGGTTATCCATCTTCCGCCTCCACGAGTTTGACGATCTGTTTCCTGGTTTCATCCAGGACTTCTTTCGCCTGGATCGAGAGATCAGGGTTGGACAATTCCTTCTTGAGCTCTTCCGCGATTTCGCGAAGAGCAGTCATGACAATGTGTGTGCTCATGGAAGAACCCTTTCAGTCTTCTGGAGGTAGAACAGGTGTTTCGCGGAACTCAATGACCCGGGTGGTGCCGTCTTCCAGGACTTCGTATTCGCACTCGTAAAGAATGCTTTCCTCCACCACGTCGACAGAGACGTACCGCGGCGGCTCTGTTTCATCGGTGGTGAGTTTGGTGATGAATTTTTTGGACCGAGGGGTCACTTCTGGTCCTCCATGCGGTCGATCTCTTCGATATTGACCGAGATGCGGAGTTTACAGGCGTGACAAGTCACGCTCAGTTGATGACCAGGCTCATTTCCCTTGAAGATCGAATAGGTTTCCCCACAAGGACAGAACAGAGCTGTGACGTCGCTTACCTTTACGATCTTGGCTTCAAAGCTCATGGAAACTTTCCTTGGTTGAGAAAAACCCCGACTCTTTGAGAGCCGGGGTTCGTTTGGTCAGTCGTTCGAGTTGAATTTGCTGTTTATCCGTTCCGCAGCACGATGAGCCTTCTGCTCGGTTTCGTAGCTTTTTGTCGAAACGAATGACTGACGCCCCCCTATTTCCAGGAGGACGCGGTGTTTCTTGACGGTGCGTGGTATTCTGCTTTCGCCGAATAAACCGGCACGGTTTGTGACGTGTTCCCACTGGAATATGGCCCGGGCCGTGATCTTGTTCATATGATCACTTCCACCAGGTGATGACGACCGGACCGATGAAGAGTTGGAACTCATATGTGCGGCCGCGATAGTCTTTCTGGCGGTAATAACCGAAGGCCCAGATGGACCAGAAAAGCCTGGTTTTCTTGTAATTGAATGCCATGCGATCAGTCCTTCAAAAGTTCATGGAGGGTTGCGTGATGTTTGCGGAGATTCATCAGGATCTTCCCGAGATGGTTCTCTCCGACGCCCTTGCAGACGCCCCAGTAGGTATCGCCCCAAGTGTTTCCTTCGATGAGCTCGGCGTCGCCGGTGTCGATGAGACGCTTGACCAGCATCGGGTGACTGTTGAACTTCAGTGCGACGATTGCGTACATGACCGGCTGACGCATCTCCTCCCAGTCAGGCCGGATGTTGATGGTCTTGCCCATCCGCTTTGCCGCGCCGGGAGTCATGCACTTGCTGATTTTCTCCCAGTCTTCTGGATCCGGACTTTTCATTGCCTGGTACAGATGCTCGGACGTTAACCAGGTGTGGTTGCCGTATTCGATCTGGGCGTAGAAAAAGTTGGAGAGGAACTTGTAGTCGCCGGTGAAGCTGGTGATCATTTCATTCTCCTTTGGTGGGATGGGTTATGCTGACGGGAGGATCGGTGAGTCTTTTGTTGACCGCGTTGATGACCTGGCAGATAGCCTCGTATTGAGCCCGCATGATTGAGAACTGGACTTCCTTGCGGCGCTTGAAGCTTATCCAGGCGTGTTCAGGGTCTCTGTGGGCCCAACGTTTTCTGGCGCTGTCGTTGATGAAGCGTTTCTGGTGGTTAAGGTGATCCCATATCCAGGCGCCGGCCGGAGTTCTTTTGAGGACACGGAACTCGTCGAAAGTGATCGTGACATGAGGAAGCTTTTCAGGATCACTGCCGATGTGTGTTCGGTACCGATAGCGGTAATAGACCTCCTGCTTTTCAGGTTTCATTTTGCTATCCTCTCCACTGTGTAGGAGACGACCTTCTGACCTGGTTTGTTGGTCTGGAACATGAAGACGGAGTTCAACCGGGCCCATATTTCAGCGTCTTTCTTCTCCAGGAAAGTTTTGCCGACGACGATCTTTCTCTGGCTCGGGCGAACGTTCTTCATCAAGACGAAGAAGTGCTTCTGCTTGCGGTCCAGGGACTCACGGATCTTTTTGTGTTCGCGGCACCAGTTGGAGCCCTCAAGCACCAGTCCGTGACAACGATCGTATTCATTATCACTGCGTGGAGACTGGACCACGGCATGACAAAGAGGACCGTTCTCTGGTTCAAAGAGACCTCTTCTTGATCGATTTCTCTTGCCCATAGCTTTTAGGCGCTCCTTCGCCGATTTGGTCGAAAAGTCGGATTTGGTATTTAGAAAGTTGGATTGGGAGTCGAACTGAATTCTACTTTTTCACATTATAATAGAGATAATCTTTCAATATATTTTTAAGATAATGACTATTTGATTATTTAGATTTGATGCCGAAAACAGGTATGTCGTTGAGCATAGCTCTTCTGGCCATGTCGTCGGTTCCACGGCCACCAGGAAAAGCAAAAACGAAGTTGGGTTTCCCGATGTCAATCATATGTTGATTGCGGTGGAAGCCGGCCAGTACATCAAACTTGGTCCCATCAAACCTGGTTCTGACGACAGCACCTGGCCGATCGATGTCGTACCAAAGAGCTGGGAAAGCTTGTTCAGGGATACCACGACTATCGGCCCATTCTTTTGCGAGCAAATCAGCTCCGCGGGCACCGCCATGAATGATCGATGTGATCCCCAGTTTAACGACTGCGAGGTCCATGATTTCATGCAAGAGTTTGTGGTCTTTGAAATCGCGACCACCACAGACGAGAGCTCTCATTTTGGTCCCCAGACTATCGGTTGATATTAAAAAAAGGGGACATCTCCGTTCTGGAGACGTCCCCTAATGCTGGCGTAACCTGGCAGCAGCAGGAATCCCCTTCTCGTTGGGATCAGTACGCAAGTTCAAGTCTTTGAAGACCCGCTTTCAGCGAATGATTTGACCGCAATGCTCGTAGGAAGTTTTAATGAGCAAGGCGTGTCGGCATTTTGTGGATGCGTGACATGAGATGTGGTCACTATATGTAAGCGTCGTTCATCTTATTAAAACAAGGTGTATCGCTAACGCATTGGGCTTGGCTCCAGTTTGGTTGACGCGATTGAGCGGGAACATCCGACAAGGGGACCGAATCCTTGCCGGACACAGACTCTCTTTCGAGAGACGAAAAGGGGAACCTGGTTTCCCAGGTTCCCCATGAGGTGTGGTGTGGTGCCGATTACTCGGCGGCTTCAGGCACCTTCGGCAAAGCGAGCAGCTTGCTGAGGTCGGTGGAGAACTCGTTGGTCTCCGGATCGACGGCCAGCTCCTCGTTGACCCGGCGAATGCGGATCTTGAGGTTCAGCTCTTCTTCACGGCCGGGATCGAAGTTGGCGCCCATTTCCTGGAGTGCTTCCAGCAGCTGGTTCTGAGCGATCCGCTGCTTGACCCATTCTTCGTTCTGGCCGCGGACGTCGAGCTTGTCCATGGTGTCGACCGGAATGCCGAAAGGCAGCGAGATGAAGCGTGCGTTTTCGCCTTCACCGGCTTCGTAGCCGACGTTGATCCAGATCTTGGCCTTCGGCTTGTTGGTGGGATTGGCCAGGCCGGCGAAAGGGGTGCTCGAGTTGTTGCTGTTCGAGGTGGTGTTGTTTCCGAAATTGATAACGCCCATTGTGGTAGCTCCTTTGGTTGGGTGTTCTGGTAGTGTCATGGGTATGCTCTTCCTGAACGGGCGAAGCCCGAACCGAAAAAAGCAATTTGATTTGAGGTGGTTAGAGAGGGTTAAACCTCTTTAGGCTCAAACCAGTTGATCTCGCCGGTCTCGGCGAAATGACGGAGCGTGCGAACGCTCATGTCCTTGGTGATGTGGCGGTTCTCCGGGGCTGTATATCCACCACGGAAAAGCTCCTGACGGATGGAACCGTCTTTGTCGTTGGTGCCGAAGAAATCAAGGGCATCATTGATAAGGTTGTTTTCGCCGTTCCAGCACTGACCGTTGTTCATGAGGACTTTCGGACGGCCTTGTTGTTCCCATGCGGCCCAACCCGCGATACATGAAGGTGTACCACAGGCATGAGCGACACGGATTATGCTGAATTTCCTTTCAGGCTGCTTCTCGATGAGATCGGCCAGCTTCAGGACGTTCTCCTTGTTGCAGGTTCGGGTATTGTTTTTCATGGTTCAGCATCCTTCCTGACAGACAAGATCAACGTGATCCTGGCGGTACGAGTAGATTGTGATGAGCGACATCCCGAGCAACAGGATGAGCGCAGCAGCGAGGATGTTCTCGGCTGTTTTAGTGGACATTCTGGGCTCCCTGGATGTGGATGATGCCGTTCTCCTGCCAGTTGTGGGACAGGAGTGCAGCGGCAAAGATAGCGCTGACCAGCAGCGCTGTTGTGAGTTGGATGGCACGCTCAAGCATGGTCGAATGCCTTGCTGATATCCCGGATGACGTCGTCGATTTCGAACTGGTCGAAGTCTTCGTCGATCGGGGAAATGAACTGGGATTTGGTATCCGGAACGAGCGTGAGATTGGTCTTTCTCGAGCTGGTCTTGCTCTCTTTGAAGGAGAGCATATCGTAGGTCTGGCGAACGGATTTCGTGGACATGATTGACTCCAAGACATGGAGTATCGCTACCAGAACAGACGTCCGGTTGATCTCCATTATGTTGTGGGGATTATTGGGATTATCTGATCTGGATTAGTAGATCAGATGAGGTCTTCCATACCTCGAGAGAGGCGATGGTCTAAGGGAACGAGCTCGTACCAGGTACCGCTGTCGTCGATGACACCGCAGCTGAAGCCATTCATCCAGTCACAGAACTGTTGAGCTTTTTCGAGTTCATCTTCAGGAACATAACCAAGCACAAGACGATCAGCGATGTGATCTCTGTTCATGTTGTCCTTGCCGATGATTTTCATTGCAGGCATGGGTTTGATCCTTGTGGTGATTATCTAGATAATTTGAATATACTATCTAGAAAATAGGGTGATCCCGGTCCGAAGACCGAGATCTGGTTGGTGTTAGGACTGTGTTTCGGCGAAGAGGGACTGGTAGTCAGTGACCAGTTCGTTGAACTTTGAAGCACGATCAGGCTGAGACTGGTATTCCCGACGGTATTCTTCGTGGATGCGCTCCTGATTGCGAGCTGCTTCCATGATGAGGTTGTCACGCCATGTGTGGTCTTCGACCTTGTGAGCGATGATCTGGTTGTTCTTGGCACGCTGTACGAAGCGGTCGAGCATGTCGACGGATGATGCTGCTGTGTCGATGATCTTGGCTGCTGATTCAGCTGTGGACTGGACAGTGCCGAGGAGTGCGACGATGGTGTTGGATGTGGTGGATGTGACGTTTGCCATTTTGGTTTTCTCCTGTTGAGAGGTGAGTGATGATCATGTGATCAGGCGATCCAGAAAGGGCGTAAGCCCTGTGTGACTGGGACAACAGGAAGTGAGGCGAGTGCTGAGCTGTGAAGAGGTGGGGTAGGGTGTGAAAGAGATGTGAGAAGACACCGGGGGGGGGTATTTTCTTTTATCGAGATGCCCCGGTGTGAATAGTACCGAGCAGAACTATTATGAGATTACCCACACCCGAAAAAATCTGATAATATTATCTCTATAATGTTCTCTTAAAAATATATAATAATTATATATATAATGATTATCAAAACATTGTGTATTATTATCTATAAATATTATCTTTAATAATGAGGTTTTGTCTCCCCCTTAATGGTATGGGAGTTTGCCCCTGTAAACGACAATATCTCCCCCGCTTCTCTTTCTCTAGTATTTGAGAGGAGAAGGGTAGGCCTGGGGGGCAAAACAGATAGGGATGGGGGGAAGCTACTCCACAGGGAGGGATCTTGTCTATCCCCGTCGGATCCTTTTGAAGGCCCGAAACTCTTGTCTATCTCCAGCGAAGCCCAAAAGCCCAGGGAAAGCCTGGGTTGTTGGAGAGATAGGGGCCAGAAAAAAATATCAGGAATTGCTCAGGAAAAACTCAGTGGAGGGTGGGTGAAACCATCTTGGGGAGCTCGATTGTGAAATATCCCTTCTCAGGGTTGCCACAGCAGACATAGGTAATCTCCTCTGTCTCGAGATCCTCGATCTCATCTCCGAACCGGTCATAGGCCTCAATGATGGGAAGCATGGTGCCGTCGGTCATGACGACCTGCTCGGTGTTCAGATCGATGCCGAGGAATTCAAAAGGGAGGGGTTCGCTCTTGTCACCCGGGCCCCCGTTCATTCCTGGTTCCCCCACAGGGAGAGCTCAACGGCACTTAGATAATGCTTGATAATGGTGCTTGAAAATCTCACTTGATTATTCCTTCTAATGGTGATCTAAAACCTAAGTCCGATTTTTAGAAAATCGAAATCACATTAGCAAGGAAAATCATCATGAATTTTGCAGATGCAGTGAACAGCCTCCACGACGGGAAGACCGTCGCCAGGAAAGGCTGGAACGGGAAAGGCATGTGGCTGGTCAAGGCTGACCGTGGAACTTTCGAGATTGACGGCAAGGTCGGCGGAAACCTGATCCCCTTCATCGTCATGAAGACCGCCGACAACAAGTTCGTTCCCTGGCTCGCTTCCCAGAGCGACGTCCTGTCGAATGACTGGGAAATCGTTGGGGAGGACTCCTGATGGCCGTCCGCGTATTTGAAGAAGACCTGATCGCTCATGCGAAAGCCAGGAATGCCGTCCGAGTTACCCTCCAGGATGTCGAGAACTCGATCGCCCACGAACGCTACTTCACCGCAGCCGAAGGTGCCTATGGCCGTGCAATCACGTCGAACGAATACCGTAAGCAGATCCCGGCGGCCCTCAACTACCTGACCTTCTGTGTCCTGGTGATGAAGAACGGTTTCACGGTGACAGGTGAATCAGCCTGTGCCGATCCTCGCAGCTTCGACCATAACATCGGCCAGGAGATTGCCCGCAAGAACGCGATCGGCAAGATCTGGATGCTGCTCGGTTTCCAGCTCCGCACCAAAATGTTCGATGAAGAGCAGCGTCTCGAGCAGATGGCCTTCCAGCCTTCCGGCGACATGGTCACCTATGTCGGCACGAAAGTCGTCAATGCGCGGCCGATGAATCGTCAGGCCTACAATGACCTGCGTGGGTGGAAGCTTCCGGACGATGAAGACGGATCCGACGAGGGTTACCTGGTCGAATACACCGACCGCAAGGAAGTCCCTCCTCTTGTGCAGGGGTTCAAGGGATACATCTCCTGGTCTCCGAAAGAGGTCTTCGAGAACGCCTATGAACCGGTGGCCGGCGAGAGGAACGTTTATCAGGAGAGCCTCCTGTGAGCTTCCTCATTTTCCTCTTCGTGTTCGCCGTTCTGACCTTCTTCCAGAATGCAGTCTTCACCGCGGTATCCCGATCCAGGAACTCCGGCGATGTCTTCTACCACTGGAAATGGTCGCTGCTGTCGAACAGCATCTGGTTCATCGCCCAGATCTTCATCATGAAAATGATCTGGGACGCGATCAATGACAGTTCCTACTGGAAGATCGCGGCCGCCGGCTGGGTGTACGTCATCACCACATCGAGCGGATCGGCGTGGATGATGTCCAGGATGCTGAAGAGCGAGCAGGGGAAGAGGCGGGTCGGGGCTGGTTTGCAGCCTTGAATCACTCGGTACACCGGGCCGGGCAGCCCAGGAAGGAATAGGCGCCCGGCCCGTAGTCCCTCAGCGGTGGAAACCCACAAAACACCGCGAGGAAAGATAATAGAAAATTGATTTTTACAAATCATCTCGTAATATTATGAGATAATGAATATCATAAAAATGATCTGAGGCAATAGAGAATATGAGTACTCCGTCCCTTTTTAATACCCCACCCCTTTTTAAGGATAATTCGGAGGTCTCCCAGGCGCCGGAGGCGCCACAGCATGTGGAGGAGCCGCAGGCGCCGGCTGTCGAGAAGAACCCGGCAATGACCCCCACGATCGGACTGATCACCGAGAATGATCTCAAGAGCGCTCTGCCAGCCACCCTGAGATCCTCCGTCAGCCAGTCCCTGGTCGACAAGGTCAACAGGATCTCAAGTGACCCGATCGCAGCGGAGAACATCCGCAATAATTTCGTCAGCTACACATCGGTGATGAAGGAAGGCCGCTTCAAGATCGAGGATTACCTCAATGCGGTGGCTTACGTTTCCTACAAGCTGATGGGGTACAACAACGAGGAATCTTACGCGAAGACCTTTCCGCAGCGTTACGCGGACCTGCTCGCGAAGAACACCTCCAAGAAGGACATCTCGGCCTATGTGTCGGCGTATCACCGCGGCAAGCTGGTGAACCTGATCATGGAACAGTCCCTGGTTCCCTCCTGGGTCCTAAATCAGGATCTCTTTCAGAAAGCGCTCAACGTGCAGGCCGAACTGATGGCGACGGCCACCAGTGAGAAGGTGCGTACCGATGCCGCCAACTCGATCCTTACCCACCTCAAGAAGCCTGAAAAGGACTTCCAGCTGAACATCAACACGGAAGATTCCTCCGGCATGCGGGAGATGCGGGACACTCTTTCCCAGCTGGCGGCCCAACAGAGGCAGATGATCGAACAGGGTCAGATGAAAACGATCGATGTCGCGGCAGCTCGTCTCGTCAACAAAAAGGAAGACGACGATGTCTGAGGCGCTCGAAACGATCCTGGCCAGCGGCCGCAACATCATCCGGAAAGAGCTGGATGAATGGCTCGACGAGGTTGATTACCAGACACTCAATGACAACAGCTACATCCCTTCGGAATTCTCCCTGGTCTTCATGAACTTCATCAAGCTGGTGAATGGAGAAGAAGGAGAAAGCCACAAGACACCGCCGGTCCACCTCAAGATGCTCGACAAGCTCTCGAGCTCGACTTCAGAGAATGTGGTCAATTTGTGTTTCCGTGGTGCAGCGAAGACCACAATTTTCGCCGAGTACCTGTTCCTGTTCATTGCTCTCTACGGGTATCTCCCCAACTTCGGGAAGATTACCGGCGCCATCTACGTGTCCGACTCCATGGAGAACGGCGTGAAATCGATGCGGAAGAACATCGAATTCCGTTATGAAAACTCCGACTTCTTGAAAGAATGGATCCCTTACGCAAAGTTCACGGACAACTATATCGAGTTCGTCAATCGTGACGGTCACCGGTTCGGTATCAAGATGTTCGGTGCTCAAACCGGTATCCGCGGTACCAAGATTTTTGGTAAGCGGCCGGTGCTCGCGGTACTCGATGACTTGCTCGACGATGATGACGCCAAGTCGCCGGCAGCCCTGAAGTCGATCAACGACACGATCTACAAGGGCATCAATCACGCCTTGGACCCAACAAGGCGAAAGATCATCTTCAATGGCACGCCCTTTTCAAAAGACGACCCAATGGTGGAAGCCGTTGAATCGGGAGCCTGGGACGTCAATGTGTGGCCGGTCTGTGAAAGATTCCCGTGCTCCAGGGAAGAGTTCTGCGGTGCCTGGGAGGATCGATTCAACTTCGATTACATCCTGAAGCAATACGAAGACGCCGTGCTCAACGGGAAGGTCGAGGCCTTCATGCAGGAGTTGATGCTGCGGATCTCCTCCGAGGAAGAGCGTCTGGTCCAGGATGCGGAGATCAAGGAATACTCCCGGGCCCAACTTCTCAACAATACAGGCTCGTTCAACTTCTACATCACAACGGACTTTGCCACCTCGGACAAACAGTCTGCCGACTATTCAGTCATCTCGGTGTGGGCTTTGAACTCGAACGGGGATTGGTTCTGGGTCGATGGTGAATGCGAACGCATGACCATGGACAAGTCGATCAATCATCTCTTCCGTCTGGTTCAGAAATACCGGCCGCAATCCGTCGGCGTGGAAGTGTCGGCTCAGCAGAAGGCATTCATCAAGTGGCTTCAGGGAGAGATGATGCATCGGAACATCTGGTTCAATTTTGCATCGTCGGAGAAGTCGGGTGAGCCTGGTATTCGTCCAGTGGTCAACAAATTGACCCGCTTCAACCTGGTTGTGCCCCTGTTCAAGGCCGGCAAGATGTTTTTCCCCCAGGAAATGAAAGCCAGCAAGATCATGGGTCTGTTCTACGGCCAGCTGCGATTGGCAACCCGTAACGGCTTGAAAGGCAAAGACGACTGCATCGATACGATCTCGATGCTGATGTACCTCAATGCCTGGAGACCAAGCGAAAAAGCCCCAAAAATGATTGGACACAACGGCGGTCCGGAATGGGATGAAGACGAAGAAGTCGAGCAGGTATCTGCTTTGTCCTCTTACATTGTTTGATTACTGAAAATGTGATGCACATTTTCTGGCTATTATCCAGAAAATAATCGTATATAATGGCCTGAGATTTTTGGATCACTCGTGCAATTAATCACGAGGACGCCCCATCAGCTCTACAATCCGAACATATAAGGACAGCAAATGCAGATCAAAGAGCTGCTCAAGAACCTTGCTTTGGCTGAGCTTTCGAACCTTTCGATCAGTGAAGGCGAGAATGCGACGATCAAGGAAAAGTCGCATGAAGGCCTCCTGTTGCATATCAACGAAGGCCTCCTGCGTCTCTACACAAGGTTTGTCCTGTCCGAGAAATCCCTGGTGATCGAGCAACTGGCTCACATCACCAAGTACCCTCTACGCAAAGGTTACTCGGAATGCTCTGGTTCGGACATCGACTACAAGTTCATCAAGGACATGCCTGGTGAGCCCTTTCAAGAAGACGTCATCAAGATCCTCTCGGTCTATGACAGCTCGGGCCACAAGCGACCACTGAACGACGTCGAAGACGTGGAATCCCTTTTCACGCCCCAACCCGACGTTCTTCAGATCCCATCCCCGATCCAGGGCCAGGCCCTTGGGGTTGTTTACCAGGCTCGGCATGCCCCCATCACCAAGGCAGACGAAGGTTACCTCGATCGAGAAGTCGAGATTCCTTTCGCACTCGAAGGTGCCCTTCAGTCCTACGTGGCCTCGAAAGTGTTCAGCAACATGAACGGCCCGGAGAACAAGGCAACAAGTCAGGGTTACCTGACGGATTACGAGCGCATCTGCGTGGAGATGGAAGACAAGGACATTATCAACAAAAGTCATCAGACAAGCCATTCAAAGCTTGAAGAACGAGGTTTCGTATAATGCATAGCCCTTTTGATCCGCGCGGAAGCCACACTGTCATCGTCGATCGGATGATCGGTCAGGCATATCCGACCGTTCGTCTTGTCGCCGAAAACATGGAATACGTGAAGCACCTGTCCCATTACATGGAACAGCTTTACGACATCCATGGCAAACTCGGCGATCTTCAGAATTTCACCACGAATTACCAGGTGGTCCAAGATCTCCTGGCCGACATGACCGTTTTCAATGCTCTTTATGCCGACCTGTCGAACATCAATCTTGCTGCGACGAACATGGATGACATCATCCACATCAACGCCAACATCGCCAATTTGCTGGCCGCCGAACAGAGCATCTCGGATTCGATCGATACCGTGAACGGCTTTATCACCGCCTTTGGTGATCTCAGCACCGCGATCAGTCAGGCAGAAGCGGCCGCCACTGCTTCTGCTGGATCGGCAAGCAGCGCCTCCGATGATGCCGGCCTCGCCAAGGACTGGGCGAACAAGACCTACAATGTGCCTGTTCTCCTGGGGGAATATTCGGCCAAACACTATGCGACCGTTGCAGGGCAGAATTCCTCTATGGCTGCTCTCTGGGCCGACGAGGCAGAAGATGTCGAAGTTCAGACGGGCAAATACTCTGCCAAGCATTGGGCTCAGAAAGCGCTCGATGCAGTTCAGATCAACAACATCTCTCTCATGCATTTCGCCGGCGACGGTACGTCGGATCCACTGGAGTTGGCTTTTGCTCCTGGTTCCGTGAACAACATCGAAGTCAACATTCGCGGCCTGGGAACACAGCCCCGCGGCATCTTTACTCTCGATGGAACCAATCTGCATCCGCCGGCCGGTACCGTGTGGCCGCTTTATGATGATGTCGAATCAGCCGGCCTTGGTTGGAACATCGAAGTCATCTACGCCAATGCAATCGAGATCGGTGCTCCGGCAGACGGCACTGTTACCAGCCCCAAGGTCGCTGCCAATGCGATCAACGCTTCGAAGATCGATGCTTCGGACAAGGCAGCAATCGTCAACAAACTCGAGCTCAATGACCCGAGCTATTTCACCGGTTTCAAGTTGGTTGTCGGTCCGGTCGACCTCAACAACGACATCACCATTTACCCTGGCACTTGCGCCAGTGATGACGCCACACCGGCCTTGATCTCGCTCAAGACGCCACTGACCAAGCGTGTGGACGCTTCCTGGGTCGCCGGCAATGAACAGGGTGGTCTGGACACAGGCAGCCTGACGCCGAGCGTGACTTATCACCTCTGGGTCATCCGCAATCCGACCACGGAAGTGGTTGACGTCATCTTCTCCTTGTCCCCGACGGCGCCAACTTTGCCGACCGGTTTCACACAGAAACAATATCTGTGGCCTGTCATTCGTGGAAGCACCGGTTGGTGGAAATTCACCCACCAGGGTAACTACTTCGCGATGGTCGACACTTACTACGTGGGTGCAGCGGTATCGACGACCGCTGCGCTTGTCACGGCCCCAGGAGTACCGACAGGGCGAAACATGCTCGTGGATCTGGGTGTTGGTGTTTTTGATAATGGAGTCAACCTGGTGGCTCTCGTCAGTTCACCTCTTGCTGGCGACTACGTTCCGGCAACCGGGACTTACGCCACGGCCATCACTTCGGGAAGTTCCCGGTGGGATTATACGACGGCAAAAGTGCTCACCAATTCCTCGGCACAGTTTCGCCTGAGAGGAAATGCGGCAATTTCCAACTTCTCGGCCTTCACCATCGGCTACGCTTTCAATCGTTGATTTCATTAAGGAATTGTTTTCATGAGTGGTTTTTGGCAGATCATCAACGAGGGAATTGATCCCTCGACACCTGTCGCCGATTTGCCGGGTAATCTCCCGGCAAGTCGAGTAACCGGGCATAAGAGGGGTGCTGTTTTCCTTCCCAGGACAACGACCTATCCTCTGACCCATGTTCCGGTCGAGTTCCCGCAGTTTCGGAAAAAGATCTTCACTCCGGACGCCGGCCTGATCATGTGTACCTTCCAGATCGACACCCAACACAACGGGGTGAATGGTCATGCGGTGCAGGTCGAAGGCAATTTCATGGTGCGATCCGCGCCTTCGGAACCTGAGTTGAACAGTGCCACTTTTGTGGACCTTCCGAATACCTATGACGAAGGCATCATCCGCGATGTGACGCATCACTATTACACCATTCACACGCCGCGTTATCCCCACGAAGTGCTCCCGAACACCTGGCACGAGTTCACTCTCAAGCTCGGCGCCAAGTCGACTGTGTCCGGCACACTCAACGGTCTTGCTTCTGTTCAGAGCAACGGCGGTACGCAACTCATGCTCCTGGAATACGAACCAGGCGCCTACTTGCTCTAAGGGGGCCTCAATATGCGTTACTGGAGAGAAGGCGAATATTTTGACATCGACGAGCTGGCCGATCTGCCGGGTGAATTTCCTGTCAACCGGATCCTCGATCAGAAGAAAAAAATCGTCTTTGTCAACGTGGATAATGATCTGTTCTGGGACGAACTGGAGATCAGTTATTTCCGACAGAAAATGTTCATCCCCGAAGATGGATTGGTTTATTTCACTTACAAGATGGGGGTACGTCACCGCGGTATCGATTCCGGTCCCACTTATGGGATCGAGTATCCGATCGGTCTTGGTTCCCGTCCGATGTACCGATCTGCTGCAACAGAAGCAGCCCTGTCTCCGCTGAGTTTCATTTACTATGACAATGGTTTGTCCGCCGGCCAGATCATGGATTACACCCACAGAAAATACACCATGGGTGCTGTCAGAGTTCCGATGAATGTGACGGCGAACACCTGGTACGAATTCTCCATGAGTGGAGGATCTCACACCAACGCCGGCAGCCGGGACGGTGCGGATGGGTCCGCAGAGATCAACCCGGACAACATCAATTACCTGCTCGTCGAATACGAAGCAGGCAAATTCCTTACCTGAAACGGAGCCCGTGATGACATACATCCCAGCTGAGCATTTTCGCAGCACCGACTTTGATCGCAGCAGCTACCCCGTAAGAGATTGCGGTAGCCTCAAGCAGAAGTTCTCGCTCAACATCTTTCCAGGTTCCCTGGAGTTTGTCGGTGTTGTCGATGTGCAAAGCCCAAAACAGGCAATCATCGTGCAGAACGACGGCTATGAGGATCTTGCGATCCATGACGTCATCGTCGTCGGCCCCTTCCAGTTGATTGGTGAAAAGCCAACAACAATCCTGGCCGGCAACACGATCTCGATCGAAGTGGCTTTCACAGCGAAAGTGGTAGGAGCAATGAGCGGAGGAATCTTCATCCAGGCGCCATTGGCGGTGGGAGAATGCTTCGTCCAGATCAACGGCACTGGAAGTGCTGCACCCTGAGAGACACAATGATTATGAAAAAAGCCCCTGTTCAGGGGCTTTTTTATTTGCTCCATTATGAGAACGTTTCCCCAAATATTATAATTGATAATGTCAAACCATTATGCGATGTGGTATGAAGATAATCGCATCAATCATTTTGAGAGAAATCACACTATGGTCAAAAAGATTACGGCATACATCGGCGGCATCGAAGGATTCGTGGGCAAATGGTACCTCGATCCGGTCCACATCCCGACCATGGGATTTGGCTTCACCTGGCAGTCGAAGATCTTCCGCGAATGGTGGTTGGCGAAGCACGGCCGCAAGTTCAAGCGCGGTGACACGATTTCGAAAGCCGATGCGCTCATCGTTCTTCAGCGGATGATCGATCTGGAATATGGCCCCCCTGTCCAGAAAGCTTTTGCCGGCCGGCCTGAACACGTCCGTGATGCAGGCACATCCATGATTCTCAACTGCGGTGCCGGCGCCTTGAAGTGGCGTTGGGCCCAGGCAATCATGCGTGGCGATATCAAGGAAGGTTGTCGCTTGTGGCGAACAACCGCAACCACGGCCCGGGGCAAGAAGCTTCCTGGACTGGTTCGTCGTCGCCGCGAAGAAGCGACCATTGCCGAGATGAACATCTACCCTTCCTGGATGGGCTACGCTCCTCCGAAGGAAGTGAAGAACCATGTTGCGGTCGAAGACATCACCCAGGCACAAACCTGGCTCCAGAATCTCGACTACTACCATGGTCAGCTTGACGGGATCGTCGGGAAGAAAACCATCAGTGCCACGAAGCGTTTCCAGGCCGACCATGGAACGCTGAGGGTCGACGGCATCATCGGTACAGCAACCCTCTCCGCTCTTCAGCGTGCGAACGACTTCAAGACCAAGAGCAAAACGAGCGCAGCAGGCGGAACGGCTGCGGCCGGAGGTGGCGCAGCCACCGACTGGTCGTGGGCAAGTGACGTCCTGCTCTGGGGCGGTCTGGCAGTCGCCGTGATCGGTCTGGGCTACCTGGCTTACCGTTACCGGGATGAAGTCAAAGTCTCCCTCAAAAAATTCAAGGCCAGCTGAGATGTGGAACAAAGTACGCAACTTTTTCATGGACTCGGAAGTTATCTTCTATGCGCGGGTACAGGCCCTGATCGGGATACTCGCAGCAGGGATAACCTTCCTGGATCCCGCTCTGGTGGCACCAATACTGCCACCGGAATATCTCCCCTGGTTCCTGCTGGCAAACGGCCTGGCGACAGAAATTCTCCGTCGTTTGCGGACCAAGAAAAGCGAGTTCCCTGAAGAAGGGAACTGACTTCAAAAACAATCAATTGATCATGTGGTGCTCTCCAATTCCAGCAGCCACTCCACTGAATAAAAGGCGTGGCTGGTATGCACGATAATGACGAATGGACATTGTATTTTGCCATCGCTTTGGCGCTGGTAATTCGAATGCTTTCCTCACCTTTTGAAGGGCTGAGGCAGAGCATCGTTCTGGTATTCACCTCACTGGGCTGCACGATCATTTTCACTGCTCCGACAGCAGAGATCATCGGCGTCCAGGATCAAATATCCGTGGTCAGTGCATTGGCCGCCCTCATCACAATCACGGCCATGGGCCTTGTGAAGTGGCTCATCGCATTTGTGGACAATCTGCCGACCGATCCCCGGGCAATCATCCAATTGGTAAAGCAATGGAGGAACGGCAAATGATCCGCGCACTGACACTGAAAGAAAAGACTTGGTGGAGAGGGATCATTCTCGGTTGGGTGATCCTTCTCGGCTACGCCAATTTCACGAAGTCGGAACACAACACGAATTTCACCGACGGATTTCAGAGCAATGTCTCGTCCGAAACAAAGCCCGCGGGTGAGTGAGCAGATGTCGGATTACATGAGTAATGACCCATCATTCATCGAAAAGGTGAGTGAACTCTCACGATCGATGATCAAGAACGACGGAACACCCAACCTGACCGAAATAGCCTCGAGCTTGGGGGGTCACCGCCGCACTGTAAAAAGAGCGCTCGACAAGCTCCAGGATTTCGATCCTTCCATTCTGGAAGCAGCTGCTGCTGGCGGGATCGAGGATCCCAAGAACTTGTCTCACTTCTGGAAACTGGTGAAAGACAAGGACGGAAACGGTTATTCGCTGTTCGTGAAGAACCCTTCCACCGGCCGGGAAACTTCGGTCTGGGACATGGTGCGAGATGCGGTATCTCAAGAACCGATCAAGAAAATCACCCTGCCAAAAAGACCGCCGGCACTTATCAAAGGAAGGAAGGAAAGTCTGTTGGTCATTGACCTGGCAGACGTGCATTTTCTGAAGCTCTCAGTGAAGACCCAAACTGGTTACGAGTACAATCGGGAAGTGGCTCATCACAGGGTGGTGGAAGGAACCAAGGCTCTTCTTGCAAAGTCAGCGCTACAGGGGATCAACAGGGTCCTGTTCGTCATGGGTAACGACATTCTTCATGTCGACAACACCCGATCGACAACGACAAACGGTACCTACCAGGATGTCGATGGAACGATCTACCAGGGATTTCGTGACGCCTCCCTGGCTCTTGAAGAAGCGATCAGCGAAGCCAGCATGTATGCTGATGTGGACCTTATCCACTGCATGTCCAACCACGACAAAGTCATAGGATGGGCCCTTACCCAGTCCGTGGCCGGCAGGCTTCGCAACAATCGCCGGATCAGAGCAACACCCTACAACATCTCCGAAGCTCACCGGAAATATTACCGGTTCGAGTCCAATCTGATGGGTTTCACCCACGGCGATGGCGCCAAGGAAGAAAAGCTTGTCGGGCTCCTCTTAAAGGAGGCTCGAGAGCACATTTCCGACTGTCCCAATCTCTATTGGTACCTTCACCACGAGCACCACAAAAAGAAAAAAGTACACGGTGAAGTGACCTACATGCGGGAGAAAGACCACACAAGCATGACCGCAATGGTCAGTGGAAATCCTAACATCAAGGGAGAGTCGATCAACATCGAATACGTGCGGTCACCTTCCGATCCAGATGGTTGGCATGACCAGTTTGGTTTCGTCAACAAACAGGCCGTGGAGTGCTTCATTCATCACCCCTGGCAGGGACAAACGGCCCGATTTACGGAGTGGTTCTGATGAGCTTTTTTTCGATTATCAATTTCATCACTGACAACTGGACAATCGTTCTGGCGATGCTTGTCGTCGCCGCGGCATCCCTTGTGGTGTCTCATTTCTTCGGCCGCAAAATGTCCCTTGGAGCCTTGGTTCCAGGGGTGCTCTGGATTTTCTACATAATCGGCGGTAAAAATGCGCGTGACAATTATAAGAAAAAGCGCAAAGATATTGAAGAAAAAAGGAATGAGGCTTATGACAAAATCGATTCACGTAATACCGATCGTGATGATGTTCTTGACCGGCTGCGTAAGCGGCGGTTTTGACTGCCCCGAGCCGACAGAAATTTCAGAAGAAGACCAGGCCAAGGCGGAGAAAGAGCTCCAAGCCATTCCTCCTGGTTCCAGCGAAGCACTGATGAAGGTTCTCGCAGCTTCCCTTGACGACCGGGACAAGATCAGAGCCTGCCGCCAGATTCGATAATTTTTCATTTCGAAAGCGATTTAAAAATGGATGTCAAAGAAGTTAGCGGAGAAACTCCGATCAATGCGGCACATGCACCTGCTTTGGTGGAGTGGGAAAATCCGCCAAACGTTCAGGTTCTCCAGGGAGATCTGGAAGCATCCAAACCGGCACATGACACTTTCGTCAACAATGTCCGACGCTGGAATGATCTGACCCAGGTCACAGGCAAGGCCCGGCCCAAGAAGGTCAAGGGACGTTCAGCTGCTCAGCCCAAGCTCATTCGCCGGCAGGCAGAATGGCGCTATTCGGCACTGACCGAACCCTTCAACTCGACTGAGAAGATGTTCCAGGTCGATCCGACGACCTTTGAGGACGGCAATGCTGCTCGTCAGAATGATCGGGTGCTCAACTGGCAGTTCCGGTCGAAGATCAACAGGGTCAAGTTCATTGACGATTACGTTCGCTCTTGCGTGGACGAAGGAACTGTCATCGTTCGGACAGGCTGGAAGCGCACCACCGTCAAGGTGAAAGAGACGGTTCCGGTCTGGGATTACATGACTCCTTCAAACCAGGAAGATGTCGCTGTCTTGCAAGGAGCGATCGAGCTGAAGGAGCAGAACCCCCGGGAATACAACGAGACGGTCGGCGACGATGTGAAAGCAGCCGTGGACTTCTACGAGGAGAGCGGCACACCGAGTGTAGCCGTACAGAACGGAGTCCAGGAAGTTGAAGCCGAGAAGGTGCTTGAGAACAAACCGACACTGGATCTGATCAATGTCGAGAACTTCTTCTTTGATCCTTCCTGCGGCGGCGATCTCGAGAAAGCCGGCTTCATCATCGTATCGTTCGAGACGTCCCAGGCAGAGCTCAAGAAAGAGCCGAAACGATACAAGAACCTGGAATACGTGAACTGGGAAGGCGCTTCGACGACTCTCCATGCAGATCACGCACCCCAGTCGACGGACAACAACTTCAACTTCAAGGACGCTCTCCGCAAGCGGGTGGTGGCCTATGAATATTGGGGTCTGTACGACATCCACAAGACCGGCGAACTGGTGCCGATCGTAGCTACTTGGATCGAAGGTGTCCTGGTTCGTATGGAGGAAAATCCCTTCCCCGACGGGAAGCCTCCTTTCGTTGTGGCAACCTACATGCCGATCAAAAGGCAGGTCATGGGTGAGCCCGATGCGGAACTTCTGGAAGACAACCAGAAGATCCTTGGTGCTGTTACCCGCGGTATGATCGATCTCCTAGGTCGTTCGGCCAACGGCCAGCAGGGTTTCGCCAAGGGAATGCTCGATACGTTGAACAGGCGTCGTTACGAAGAAGGCGCCGACTACGAGTTCAATCCGAACATGCCTCCGAGCCAGGGCGTGCTTGAGCACAAGTATCCGGATATCCCTCAGTCGGCGATGTTGATGCTTCAGCTCCAGAACCAGGAAGCTGAAGCGCTGACTGGTGTGAAGGCGTTCTCTGGTGGCCTTTCCGGGGACGCTTACGGTGAAGTGGCTGCCGGCATCAAGGGAATCCTGGATGCGGCCGCAAAGAGGGAAATGGCAATCCTTCGTCGTCTTGCTGCTGGTCTGGTCAATATCGGCAAGAAGTTCATCGCCATGAACGCCGAGTTCCTCTCCGAAGAGGAAACCGTGCGTGTGACGAATGAAGAATTCATCATCATCAAACGTGAAGAGCTGCACAGCGAAGCCGGCGAGTTTGACATGAAAGTCGACATCTCGACAGCCGAGATCGACAACAACAAGGCCCAGGATCTGGGCTTCCTGCTTCAGACCACCGGCAACACCATGGATTTTGGTGTGACCAAGTTGATCCTTTTGCAGATCGCTCGTCTCAAGCGGATGCCGGAACTTGCCAAGCTGATCGAAGAATATGAGCCCCAACCCGATCCTCTGAATGAGGAGTTGAAAAAGCTTCAGATCGAACATGAGCGGTTGGAAATTGAAAAGCTCAAATCGGAAATCAAGTTGAACCACGCTCGGGCCCTGAAAGAAGAGACAGTCGCTGAAGCAACCGTTCTTGACACCGTGGAGCAAGAGACCGGGACAAAGCACGCTCGAGATCTCGAAAAGCAGACCGCTCAGTCGACCGGGAACCAGAACCTGGAAGTCACGAAGTCGCTGCTCAAGTCGAAGAAGCCGGAGGAAAGCAATCCTGACATCGCTGCGGCTGTCGGCTTCAACGAGTTCTCCAAGCGTGAGAGGGACCCTCTCCGGGGAATTAACGAAGTAATCGATCCTGCATTATCAGGAAATACCGAAACTTTTTAATTCGTTCTTGACCGAAGATAATCAGTTAATATAAACAAGAAAATGTAATACCAAAAACCTCATAACCAAGGATACCAAAATGTCTGAAATTCAGTCCTTTGAACGAGATATTCGGGATGCCAAGGAACTCATCGAAGTTCGCAAGGCCGCCCTCCGTCTTGAGCAGAACCAGGACTTCCGTCGCCTTTTCATCAACGGCTACTTCTCGACCGAAGCGGCCCGCATGGTTCAACTCTCCAGCGATCCGGCTCTGACCGAACAGCAGCGTGCTGACGCTCTCGATATGGCCAAGGCCACCGGCCACACGAAGCGTTACCTTTCGATGTGTGTCCAGATGGGTGCAGCAGCGGAACGCGAACTTCCCTCCATGGAAATCGCCCTCGACGAAGCCCGCGCCGCCGAAACCGAAGAAGCTGAAGGCGAGGAAGACTGATCATGAAACGACCCGCTTCAGCAGCCACCAACCAGGATGAATCTTACCTGGGGATGTCCGACGACGATTTCGTACAGATCAATGGTCCTGCTGTTGAAGCGGGTACGGAAGATGTGACGACGGAAGATGAACAAGTGGAAAAGCCCGGTGAAAGCCCGGGCTCTTCTGCGACAGAAGAAGACAAGGTCCTCGAAAACAAGGATCAGGGGGGTCATGAAGATCCTGGTTCCTCGGGAGAAGACCGTGTCGAAAGCACCTCGGATGAAGGTGCTCGTGACGAGAAGACCGAAAAAGAAACGGCTCAAGCGGCCGAATCCTGGACAGAGTACCAGGACGATCCGGATCTCTCGGAAGAAGACAATGCCGTGGCAAAAGCCGAGCATGAAAAGACCCGGCCAGCTCAGACCGAGAAGAAGGTTGAAGGAGATCCCCAGGCCAAGTCCGGCGATCCCAAGGAACCTGGTTCCACAGAAAAAACCCCCGACAAGAAAGTTGATCTGGAGGACTTCTACGCTCAGGTCATGAAGCCGTTCAAAGCGAACGGCCGGACCATTGAACTGAAGACTCCGGAAGAAGTCATTCGTCTGATGCAGATGGGTGCCGGCTTCGGCCGCAAGATCCAGGACCTCCAGCCGCACCTGAAAACGGTGCGTATGCTCGAAAAGAATGACCTGCTCGATCCGGAAAGGTTGTCGTTTCTGATCGACATTAATAACAAAAATCCGGAGGCCATTAAAAAGTTAATCAAGGATTCGGGTATTGACCCCCTTGATTTTAATAATGAAGATAATGTAGATTACCTTCCAACCAACCACGCTGTCAGTGACAGAGAGATGGTTTTCCAGGAAGCACTGTCGGACATCCAAAGTCGCGACGGTGGTCAGGAGACCCTCAAGATCGTCAACCAGACGTGGGACGCCCAGAGCAAATCTGCAATCTGGGATCAGCCGGAAATTCTCCGCGTCATCCAGGAACAGCGCGAAAATGGTGTTTATGACCAGATCGTCGCTGAAGTGGACCGTCAAAAGATACTCGGTACCATCCCCCATACGACTCCTTTCCTCCAAGCCTACAAGAAGGCAGGGGATCATCTGCAAGCCAACAACGGTTTCAAAGCCGCGCCTGCACAGGAACAACAGATCCAGGAACAGTCGGGTGATAACCCGCAGCCACAAGTGATCGCTTCCAAAGCAGCAGCGCCGAAATCGAAAGTGGCGAACAGCGACAAGGCCGCAGCAGCCTCACCGACGAAGTCGGACGGTTCTGTAAAGAGCGGCGGTTCCAAGGTCAACCCGCTTTCCATGGCGGATGACGAGTTTCTCAAAACATTTGAAGGCCGGCTCTGAGATTTTTGATGGTGCCGGTTAAGAGGAATTTTCAATGCTGAATTACAATGCACCAACCAGCACAAATGCCGGCACCGCCTCGGACATCGACGGCACCGGTTCGGGCCAGATGAACACCTTCTTCTGGCTTAAGAAGGCAATCATCGAAGCTCGGAAAGAGCAGTATTTCATGCCGCTCGCATCGGCCGTCAACATGCCGAAGCACTACGGCAAGACCATCAAGGTCTTCGAATACATTCCACTGCTCGACGAACGCAACGTCAACGACATGGGCCTCAACGCTTCCGGTGCGACGATCGCCGACGGCAATCTCTATGGCTCCTCGAAAGACATCGGCACCATCACCTCCAAGCTTCCGGTCCTGACCGAGAACGGCGGACGTGTGAACCGTGTGGGCTTTACCCGTATCTCCCGAGAAGGCTCGATCACCAAGTTCGGTTTCTTCACCGAATTCACCCAGGAAAGCATGGACTTCGATTCCGATGACATGCTGATGGATCACCTGAGCCGCGAACTCATGAATGGCGCCGTACAGCTGACCGAAGCAGTTCTTCAGAAGGATCTGCTCTCCTCGGCCGGTGTCATTCTCTACGCTGGTGCAGCCACCTCCAATGCCACCATCATCGGTGAAGGCGCCACCCCGTCCGTGGTTTCCTACGCCAACCTGATGCGGCTCGATCAGGTACTGACCGACAACCGCACGCCGAAGCACACCAAGGTGATCACGGGCTCCCGCCTGATCGACACCAAGACGCTTCCGGCGGCCCGTGTGATGTTCGTTGGTTCCGAACTGGTTCCTCTGCTCAAGGGCATGAAGGACCTCTTCGACAATCAGGCGTTCATTGCAGTCCAGCACTACGGCGATGCCGGCACCATCCTGAACGGTGAAATCGGTACGATCGATGCCTTCCGCATTGTTCAGGTTCCGGAAATGCTGCACTGGGCCGGCGTCGGTGATGACGAGACCACCAACCCTGGCTACCGGGCTACCGGCGGCAAGTACGACGTCTTCCCGATGCTTGTGCTTGGCGACGACTCCTGGACCACGATCGGTTTCCAGACGGATGGCAAGAGCCTGAAGTTCAGTGTCATGACCAAGATGCCCGGCAAGGAAACTGCCGACCGGAATGACCCTTACGGCGAAACCGGCTTCAGCTCGATCAAGTGGTACTACGGCCTCCTGGTCAAGCGTCCCGAACGCATCGGTCTGATCAAGACCGTCGCCCCGGTCTAATCCGAACGGGATACGCAAACTGAAGGGGGAGAGTAACTTCTCCCCCTTTTTTGGATAACCAAACCATTTCCAAAGGAAATCCTCATGAACAGCGCAGAATCATCCGAAGGACTTTTCGACGACGTTCTCAAGAACAAGGAAGTCGAAGAGAACCAGGCAGAGACACAGGAGGTCACATTGCCGGAAACTGAAGAAAACAAACAGAACGACGACACCGAGAACAAGGCTTCCGAGCTCGAGATCCTGAAGAACAGGGCTCGTATGATGAACATCACGTTCTCGAACAACATCGGCGTCGACGCACTTCGTTCCAAGATCAAGGCCAAGATGGGCGAAGAAGACGAAGATCCGACCGAAGACGAAGACGATGAGAGCGACAACGACGAAGCTGCCACCGGCGAAACGGCTGAACAGTCCGCCCCTGAACAGGGCGCTGCCAGCGTAACCGAGAAGAACACCGTCACTCAGGCGCCGGCCCCTGTTGTCGCCGAAAAGCCGATGACGCTGCGGCAGAAGATGATCAAGGAACAGATGCGTCTGGTCCGTGTTCGGATCACCAACCTGAACCCGAACAAGAAGGATCTCAGCGGCGAGATCTTTACCTTTGCCAACGAGATCATCGGCGCCGTCAAGAAGTTCGTCCCCTACGGCGAAGCGACTGAGAACGGCTATCACATTCCCTACTGCATCTATCAGCAGCTGAAGGAACGTGAGTTCGTCAACATCAAGACCCGCAAGACCTCGAAGGGTCAGGTCGTCGTTGAAACGGGTATGGCCCGTGAATTCGCTCTCGAGGTGATGCCTCAGCTGACCGAAGTCGAACTGGCCCGTCTTGCTGCTTCCCAGTCGGCCGCTGAAGGCATGGATTAACAGATAATCGAGTTCTGATTATCTGTTAATATTTTAAACGGAGAAACAAAATGCCCGCCACCCCTTCCGGAGCCGACGTACTTGCGAACACGCTACTCAGTTCCCTGGTGGCGGGCAAAGACTTTTCGATCCCCGATATCGATCTGTCAGACACCCTTTTCGATCAGCCAGCAGACACAGGCGATACCTACGGGACCATCAATCCGATCACCGTTGAGCAGCTGACCACCGGCCAGGTTGATGGCGACGGTGTGTTTGACAAGCTGATGGTGAGCCTGGTTGCTCATCTCAAGATCGAATACGAAGCAAGCCGCATTTCCGGTGCCGAATACACAAAAGCCTACATCGGTATGATCACCGCGGCATTGTCGACATCGACCCAATTCCTCCTGACCAAGGACAGCGCTTACTGGCAGTCTCTTCTGGTTCAGAAGCAGGCGCAGCAGGCAGAAGTTGAAGCAATCAAAGCTCGTGTCGAACTGGCCATGGCCAAGGTTCGTATGGCACAGGCTCAGTTTGAAGCTTCGACAGCAGAAGCCAACTACGCTCTGACCAAGCTCAAGCTCTCGACCGAAGACGTGACCTACGACAACATGGTCAAGCAAGGTGAAGGGCTCGATTTCACCAACGACAATATCCTGCCGAAACAGGCCACGCTCTTGTTCGAACAGACGGAAGTTCAGCGTTCCCAGACCCTGGATACGCGGACAGACGGCGCAACAGTCGCCGGCTCCGTCGGCAAGCAGAAAGACCTCTATTCGCAGCAGATCACGTCCTACCAGAGGGATGCCGAGACCAAGATGGTCAAGCTGCTTACGGACGTCTGGATCACCCAGAAGACGATCGATGAAGGTCTCCTGGCACCGAACCAGTTCACCAATGCAGAAATCGACATCGTTATGGCCAAGCTGCGATCGAACCTGGCTCTGACCACGTAAGGGTTTGACATGGCAACCAAAGTCTATGTCGACTCGGTTGTTTACAACCTTGCCGGAGAAGAAGCGAACCGCCCGGACTTTTTGAAAAGCCTGGTGGTTCGCAACGTTTTGTCCGGAAGCGACGACAGCATGGCCGAGACGCTTCAGAACGGGTATTTCAACGGGCCCGGTATCGATCTGCGGCGCTTCTACAATTGGGCCAAGAACCCCGCAAATTACAACCAGGTCGGGCTCCCGAGCGGCAAGCTCGAGATCCATGGTTCGATCGACAGCTCTTCGGTTGCTGCACAGATCCCGCATGGCGTGGACGAGGAGATCTGGGTCCAGGTCTCAAAAGTTGGCTATGCGGACATCCTGTATTGGGCCGAGCAATGGGTGCTCGAGAATTACCCGGAAGAAGCCGGCACAGCCTGGACCGTTGATCACACCGTCACCGCGGGAACGATGACAATCACTCTCGAGGACACGAGCACGCACTCTGTCCCCGTGATTGGTTTCAATGAAAATGGTCGATACGTTTACAGTTACTATGTGATTGTGAAGCCTGGAGAAGAGGGGACTCTCTTTACCGGAGACACCACCGTGATCAGTGATCCGGTTGATTTCCCCGACACAACTGACTGGGATCTCTTGTCCACAGATGCCGGACCACCAGTCCATAGGATTTATGAAAAGAGAACCAGGGTCACCGATGAGCCAGGAAAATTCAAGGTGCTCATTGAAACGATGCATCAGTTCCAGGACGATGTGGCTGATGAGTATTCCTACCGCATCGATACCCAGACCAACGTTGAAAAAGAGTATGGGGAGACTCTTCTCTTCATCTATGAGATCGGCAGCGGCAACGCGGTCCTGGATGCCATTGTTTCCAACACGGTGGAATATGGCGAATTCTTCCCTTTCATTCCGATACGGTTGGAGAACGAGTTTCTCTCCACGAGCTATTTCCCTACGGCCTTCGCTCAGACGGCAAAGGCCTACAAGAAAGCGACTGGTCAGAAGATCTCGAAGCTGATCGCTGATCTTGAAGACAATGACAAGCTCGAAGACATCGATCATGCTTTCGTGACGTTTGGCGTGTCGTTGAACACGTTGGAATCTGCGAGCAAGAAATACCTGTTTCGTCTGTTCGAAATGCTCCAGTTGGCGCAAGTCGGCGGCCCGAGTGCGTATTCGACCTGGAAAACAATGTTGGCCGGCCAGCAGACGATCGCAGACGAATGGGTAGCCTGGAAGGAAAGACAGGATTCTCCGGCCAACGAAAGCGATGCCTATGAGGAAGAGCCGACAAGGCCGGGGTTTGACAGCCTGCCGACCAATCAGCTTTTGATTTCAGGGACAGGCGCTCTGAACTCAAGATATGACGTCCGGCTTGAATGGGTTTTCGTCGAAGACGGATCCGGAACAGGTCTAGGCAAGTCAGGCGCAAAGAAGGGAGATCTCTGGATCGAGTATCTGGGAGAGGACGATGTTGCCTCCCTGATCTATTCAGCGACCTCCAACAACTCGACCCCGCTGCCAGGTCAGATCGAGAAGATTCGGCTTTACTGGCAGAACGGGAACAGCACCTACAAATTCCTGGACATCGTTGGAGCCGTTCACCGGAACTTTGTCTATGGCGACAACGAGATCAGGATCACGGCAAAAGAAGCCCTGGATGACACTGACGAGTCCGGTTTCATCGTGCCGCTGCATTACGACACCTGGAGAGCACTCTCGCTCAAGGATGTGACCCAGATGGCCACAGCCTGCGTCTTTATCCAGTTCAACTGCTACAAGCTCGTGAAGTTGAAATGGTATCAGACAGGTGTCTTCAAGATCCTGGCGGTGATTGCAGTTGCGATTGCCAGTGTGGTGTTCACCGGCGGCGCCGGCATCGGCATTCTTGGCACTCATTTGAGTGTAGGGAGTAGCCTAGGCTTTACCGGACTGAGTGCGGCGATCGTGGGATCTGTGGCTAATGCGTTGGCTGCCTTGGTTCTCATAACGGTCATTGAGCAGGTCACCAAGGACCTGGGTGTGTTGGGAAGCATTCTCTCGACGCTGTTGATGTTCGTCATCGGCCAGGTGGGGGCTGCTTTTCAGAACACGGGAACCCTGTCCTTCAACTGGGGTGATCTTCTGAAAGCCGACAACTTGATGAAGCTGACCAATGCAGTCGGCCAGGGGGTTTCTTCGTTCCTGAACGACGACACCATGAAGATCAATCGCGACTGGCTCGATTATTCCAAAAAGATGGAGATGGAAACCAAGAAAATTCAGCAAGCATATTTTGAAGAATTCGGTTATGGTGCAGGAGTAATCGATCCTTTTATGCTGGTTGACTCCTCGAATGGACCGATTGCCGAGAGCTCTGCCACTTTCCTCACCCGGACTTTGATGACCGGAAGTGAAATTGCCGATATGTCCCACGAGCTGCTCTATAATTTTCCTGAATATAGTTTAAAATTGCAAAACGCATTTTCTTGATAATAGGGTGAGATAATGAATTACGCACAGCAGATTGCTCGTTTCGGCTCTGGTTCGTCTCTCGACGGTACGAATGTCCAGATGACCCCAATGATGTTTGATGCAATGGGTGGAGCTGCTCAGGGTCCCGGTGCCGCGGCAAATCCGATTGCGACTTATGGCCAGGCTTCGCAGTCGAGCCCCACGTCGGTATGGCCGAGTGGGAATACGGGAAACAGCGGCATCATGACCGGCCAGATGTTCCCTCAAGCTCCTGGTTCCAGTTTTGGGGCGAAGACGGGCCTCGGCATGAACATGGATACCGGAAGGCTGATCATTGGCGGCCTTCAGACGATCGGGAATCTCTGGCAGGCGTGGGAAGCCAACAAGCTGGCCAAGAAGCAGTTCAGCTTCCAGAAGGAGTTCGCCGAAAAGAACATGGCGAACCAGATCAAGTCCTACAACACGACGCTGGAGGACCGCACACGTTCCCGCACTCACAGCGAAGGCGGCACACAGGCCGAAGCAGCAGCTTACATCGAAAAAAATCGCCTCGGCTGATCCGAAGAGCGAGCACTCGAACACTTGAGTAATTGAGGATTTGAAATGGCACCTTTGACCTGGCGTGAAGTAGGAGCGCCGACATTTTCGGGAGTGGCAGAGTCGCAGAGGCTTGCCGCTGATCTGATCAACCGAAGCACAAGCGGTCTGGATACTGCTCTTGGAAATTTCCAGGAAGGGCGCCAGAAAAAGGCCGACAGTGCTTACCTGGCCGACATCTCCAAGTTCACTGATCCTGGTTCCCTGGACCAGGCTTTGCGGTCCGGTGTCGCCGGCAATGACGTTTCCGCAGATGCTCTGAAGTATGGTCTGGAACATCGCCGGCAGCTCCTCGGGGATCAGACGATCCAGATCAACAACGAACAATCCATGTGGAACAATAACCGGGTCCAGGAGAACGAAGCCGGACGGCCGGCAGCTCTCGCACGGGTGAACGAGATTCGATCCCTGGCCTCCCAGGGAACGCCTGAAGCCATGGCCCAGGCCAGGGAGTTGATGTCCCAAAGTTCCGACGTCTTTGCGGCCGCTGGTATGCGGTCCGAAGACATCATGAACATGGTGAACGGGAATATGTCGACGGCAACGGCCGGACTGGCAACCAACGAAGCATTCCAGAAATGGGGTGACTACAACGTCAATCGCGGCAAGGGTCTCGAGGCAGACAAGCTTTTCGCCGATGTCATGCGGTCCGCTGCTACTCCCGAAGAAGGTGCTCAAATGATCCGGTCCAATCCGGATCTGGATCCAGACGTGGCAACGATTGCTCTTGCCAAGATTACCGGAGACCAGGGCAGCGCCTTGTTTGGTGGTGCGGTCGATCCGTCCAGGGTCATCATGGATGAACAGCTCCGCAACGGCAGGGGTGGTGGTGGTCGGATCATCTACGAGAATGGAAACGCCACCAGAAATCGTCCGTTGTCGGATCAGCTTACAGGCGCAATTTCTCCAGTTCTCGATGAACTCGGGATCACGATGAAAGTCGTTTCCGGAGGGCAGGTGACGGAAGCCGAACGTCAGGCCGGCAAGGGTGGTCGTGTTGGTAGTGAGCGTCACGATGGTGGTCACGCAGGAGATGTTGATTTCTACCTTCCCGACGGTACCAAGCTGACGCCCAAGAACCCGTCCCATGTCCCAATTCTTCAGGAGATCGTTCGTCGTGGCCGGGCCCGTGGCATCACTGGTTGGGGGGAAGGCGAAGACTATATGGGCGACGGCCGGGTGCATCTTGGCTTCGGTTCGGAAGCAGCCTGGGGCAAAGGCGGGAAGTCGGCGAATGCTCCTCAGTGGCTCAAGGAAGCAATGGGTGCTCCCCTGGGTCAGGCACCAGCTGCGGGCCCGGGTCAGGAAGCCTCGAACGCAATCGATCGAGCTCTTCGGGTCACCGCGGACAATGCAAGCCCGAGGGACAGTCAGAGCCTTCTCGATGCAACGAGCTTCCTCAACGAGCAGGCCCAGACCCAGATCGACCAGGGTGTCACCGATGAGATCTTCAATGATGCTCAGCCGGTCCTGGCCGAGTTGACTGATCGTCCAAACCGGAATGCGTTGAAGGCTGACATCGTCAACCGCCTTTATGGTGAAATTGGTGATTCCAACTTCTCCGTTGATGAATTGACCGACCAGCTCAACAGGGTGATGAGCGAGTTCAACTTGCCGGCCGACGTTGCCGCAACTCTGATGAAGAGTGCGGTACAGCAGAACACCTGGGGTACTCGCTGGTTGTCCGGTGACCGCAGCTTCGACCAGAGCGAAGTCGGTCGTTATTTCCGGAAGTTCATCAATCCGGATGCGGAAGATGTCACTGGAAAGCTCCGGCCTACGATCGAGCAGTATCGGGCCTTGCGTGCGAAACGGAACAACACGGCATCGATCGAAAAGATGCGAGCCGACGTCGAACAGGCAAAGCAGGAATACTTCAAGGCCAAGGACCGGCAGAAAAACCGGCCTGACGTCGATGTCGAAGGTCCTCTTCTGCGTTACCAGGCTCTCCTGGGTCAGATGCAGAACACGATCGCAAAGATCGATGGGGACCCTCTGATGACACCAAACACCGGTTCCCTGACGGACCAGTGATAATTAGATAATCAAAACACCATTTTCTCTATGGTGTTATATCGATTTTCGAATAAGATGGGGGCTGAAAAGCTCCCCTCTTTTTTTAGATAATCGGAAAAGATAATGGTTGATAAAGTCAATCCGGCACTCTCGGCAAAAGGTCCTCGAGTGGCAAGCCAGCCGGAAACGGTTTCTGAAGCGCAAAAACTCCTTCAAGACATCGCCCAGATCAACCAGGCCACATCTGACCCGAATGCCATGGCGGCAATGAATATCTCCCGTGAACGGGGGAACTCCCTGACAGGCGACAACGCCGTCATCCAGGATTATTCGACCCTGACACCCGTACAGTTTCAGAACCGCTACGGTATGGATGCCTATGACCAGATGGTGGCCGCCGGTATCGGAGCAGCTCATGCCAGAGACCTGGCCGGTAGCAGCCGTGATCTCGGACAGATTGCCAGAGATTCGGCGCTTGATGTCGCCAACGGTGCGTTGGGCGGTATCGGGGGTCTCAATGACTTTCTGATCCGTGGTACGGTCGCTGGCCCGATCGGGGACAGGCTTCTCCAGAAAAACGCGGAAAACGTCCAGGGTGGTCGGGAATTCATCGACTCTTTCAAGACGACGCCGACGAAGCGGCTCGACTATGTCGACAGCATTCGGACCGAGTTGGATCGGATCGATAATGAAAAGCTGACCAAACAGGATGCCAGCGACGACCAAGGCATTGTCGACTCTTTCCGCACATACGGGAAGTCCATCCTTCGGGATGCAGGGGCCGGCGTGGAAAGGTATGCTGAAGATCCTTCCCGTCTTGGTTCCGATGTCGGGGAAGGTGTTGGTTCGCTGCTTCTTGGTGGTGCCGCTTCCAAAGCTCTTTCGGTCGGTGCTTCTGGAGTGGTCAGAGCCACAGCTCCCACCTCGGCAACTTCCAGGTTCGGCGCAGAGGCCGTTGATGCCGCAATTCAGCGTGCTGCTTTCCCGTTGTCGATTGGCGCCATGGAAGGCGGTGGAGCATCGACCCAGGCAATTCTGGAAGTCATGGAAATGCCGGAAGAGGCTCTTCTCGAACAGCCGGCTTATCAGGAAATGCTCAGCGAAGGTTTGTCGCCGGCAGATGCACGTAGCCGGCTGGCTGCTCGCTCCGGTGCCATTGCTGCATCGATCGCCGCACCAGTCGCAGCTGCAACTTCGAAGCTCGTCTCTCGCTTTGAGCAGGCACCTTTCTCGGGTGGTTCCGGAAGTGTGGTCGGCAACAGTGCAAGAGAGTTTGTCGAAGAAGGTATCCAGTCCGGTGCAGGAGAGCTCGCCGGGAACATCGGTTTGAAGTTCTCAGGAGCTGACCAGGACGCAAGTCTCGTTGAGGGAGTTGGTTCCGCATCGGTGCAGGGTGCAATTGCAGGAGCAGGCACGGCCGGAGCAATTCAAGGCCCGAGCGCTGTTCTGCGGAATGCTGCAAAAGCAGCAGGATCCACTTTCAAATTTGCCGGCGACACTGTCAAGAAGCGTGGCGAAAAGATCCTTGCCAACATTTCCAAGGAGTCGGCCGTCTCCGAAGAGAGCCTGGCTCCGGCACTGGAAGCAGCAACGACCCAGGCTACGTCCGTGGGAGAGGGTCTTCGCAAGCTGGCCACAGAGAACAGCACAAACGACGCCTCGGTCGAAGATTACATCTCCCGGGTGGAACGGGCCGTGCAGACAGACGAACAGGATCTGTACCTCATTCCTGACAGCATGGGCCCTGTTCTGACGCAGATCCAGCAGGAAACTGGCCGAGTACCCAACCGCTTCGAAACGCTGACCGTGGCAGCAGCCACAGCCAACAACGAAGCTCTGAGCCAGGAAGAAAGGGTTGCCGCGGCAACTTTCCTTCTCAAGCACATCGAGAACAACAAAAAGCTGTTCACCGAGGATTTCCCCGAATTCCTGGACAATGTTCCCCATGATCGCCCGGAGTTCCAGGCATTCGAGGGATACGCCGGGATCCTTTCGACAATCGAACAGGTACCTGCAATTCAGCAGGCCATCGGTTGGGCTCGACAGGAAATGCAAGCGCCGGAAAGCGATGTCTCGAAAGTCGATCTGAATTCGGATGATGGACGGAAGATTGTTGAGAGAACAGTCGAACTTGCGACAGTTGCTCCCCAGGCCATCAACCTGAAGGCAGCAGAAGACATTCTCTTCCAGGCCGACGAGGGCACGCTGAACCTTTCCCCGGAGCGTCGTCGCATTCTCCGTGGCGCCACGTCCTTGATCAACGCTGCTCGAGCTTACGCTGCACAGGTCAGGGTGATGGAACCAGGTGTTCTGGAAGAACAGTCGGAAGACCTCCAGCAAGAGCTTGATGAAACCCGTGATCGTGACGAGATGATGGAATTCATCGGCAGGCAGATCGAAAAGGACGGTGGTCCGAAGGCTCACCAGACTTCGCTGAGAGATCATGTTGCAGGCATCTCCCTTGCAGCGAGCCAGGGAGACATGAAGACCGCACGTCGCAAAGCGCAACGGCTCGTGATGTTCGCCATGTCGCATGCCAACAAGGTCAGCGCCTTGAGCCAGTCTATCCGAAACGGTGACGGCAAGAACGTGCCTTACAAAGCGTTGGCGGCTTCAGACGAATTCTACACCAACAAGAAAGGTGTCGGTGTTCGCATCGGCAATCCTGGTTCCGAACGCTTTGCGCGCAAGGTTCAGGCAGAAGCAATGGCAATCGCTCAGTTGGCGAATGACATCAGCAACCAGTATCCCGAATTTGGTCTGCGCCAGGTCGAAGTTTCGGACCTTGGCTTGCAGAATGTTGAAGTCGGACAGAGGGAGCCCGCTCCCGCCGAACAGACAGAACTTCCCCAGGCTACCACAGCCGAGCAGGTTCAGGTTCGTCAGGAGGAGCTCCCTCTTCCGCGTTCTCAGCCTGCCCAGGAGCCTTCGCAAGCAACATCGGAGGAGACGTCCGTTGATGCGAGCTCGACCGTGGCGGCTGAGAAAGTGGTTTCGGAAACAGTGGATGAAGCCACCGCCGGCCCAGAAGATACAGGGAGCGGGCCGGCAGCGGCTTCGACCTCGACAGAATTGCAGGGGGGGTACTACCCTGCCGAGGTAACCGATCAGAGTTCTGACCGGGTTTCGGAATTGCTTGATGGTGTGTCTGAGGACGTTGATTACCGTCCTACGACTGCTGAGGAATATCCGGATCTCGTGGCACCGAATGGGAACAACTGGTTCCACAAGTCGTTCCGTAGCCCGGAAAACCTGAAGTCTCGTGTGGTCTGGTTGACCAACCCGATCAAGGATTTCAAGAGGATCCTGAGCAAGTCGAGTGAACTGGTTTCCTTCATGGGGAACCCGGATCTTCGGTATGATGTGAATGGTCAGGATGCTGCGGGTTTCCGCAAGCTCCTCTCCCTGGCCGATCCTGCGTTGGAAGCGATCGAGAATCGTTTGAAGGCCCGTCTCAAGAAGGACGGGCTTCTCGAAAAGATCGGCCAGGGGTTGGAAGTCAACCGGTTCCGGGATCTCCGTGTTCTGAACCTGATGCGCCAAGATGGCACGGGTTACAACACTCAGCTCGTGGAGACGGCAGTCATTGCTGGTCTCGACTGGGCTATCAACATGAGTTCCCGGGCTGCCCGGATGACTGTCAGTGAAGTTGCTTCCATCATGGGAGTCGATGAGGCTGATGCGGCTCCCTATGTGGAGGAGTTCAACCGCGGCATGTCGATGGACATTGCCAAGCGTTCCCTGGCCGATCGAATCGTCCAGTTCTGGGGCGTTGAACCCGAAAAAAGTGCTCGTGATGGCCTGACCAAGGGGATTCCCGAGGCCATGGCTGCTGAAGTGCTGCATGGCCTGGAGGCTGCCGGCCTGCTTGAACTCGGTATTGAAAAGAAGGATGGCGAAGACAAGCGTCTCGCTTTCCCACACCTGACCGAGAAGAAATTCAACCGCGTGCTGTTCGATACCCGGACGGAAGAAATGGAAGGATTGATCCGCAGCCTGGATGGCAAGCATGACTTGCTTGCCGACATGGTTCTGGTGAACCGTGAAGTTGAAGATTTCAGCATCGGTGAACCGGTGACAGACATCGATCAGCGTCAGCTTCGCAACCCGATGGTCGCTCTTTCCAACCAGCAGAAAAAGACCCTGGAGCACGTCCAGAGCACGCCGTATTTCCCGAACCAGGTTGTCTATGATTTCTATCAGACGCTTGGTGAAGAAGCCTATGTGACGATGATGAGTGGTCACCCCTACCAGAAGGGTGACCTGGAAAAGACCCACGTCGAAATGGGTTTGAACAGGATCCATTGGGAGTCCATCAAGGGACGTCAGCGTGGTTTGGTCAGTGATTTCCGTAATGTAACCAAGCAGATGACGGCTGTTCGTAGGAAGGGAGAAAACGTCCCGACCTACTACAAGCACCACATCAACAAGCTTGGTCGTACCCAGATGGCTGGCCTCAGCAATCCGCAGACTTCGAAGCTCGCTCGTGAGATCTTTATGCCGACACGCTCGGAGCTGGACTTGTCTGAGAATGCTCCGGATATGGACAAATTCCTGATGACCGTCGGTCAGGGCATAGGCCTGAAAACCGAAAAAGAAACTCGAGCCGACATCGTGATCAAGGTCATGGAAAAGACCATGACGGAAGGTGGAGAATTCTACCAGACAGTCCAGAACCTCAAGTCCTGGCTCCAGCAGCGTGAGAATGACCAGGGACAGGATATTGACCTGGGAGTGTTCGAGGATCTCCGTTCGCACGGTCTTTCGGATCATGGCCTGCACTCGCTCATAGCGGTTGCCCGCTACGAGCTCGCCTCCGAAACCGGGGGCGATCTGAGCAAGTTCGAGGTGTTCAACTATCTCGAGGCTGACGGCAAGACCAATGGTCCGATCAACGCCCTGATGACGCTGGCCGCCGGCAAGATCACTCCTGCCTGGCTCAACGCTGTAGGCAAGGGTGGTGCTTTCTTTGGTCGGTTGAACAAGACACTCAACAGCCACGAAGACAAGGTTGACCTCTACGAAGAGAGCTCGACCGAAACCCAGGTTCAGATTGTGGAACTCAACGCAGCACTGGCTGAAAGTGACGAGAGTTCACATGAACTGTTTATTCGGTTCAAAAGGTTCCTATCGGCTCTGGAAGCCAATGTCGAAATCGACAGCAACGGTGAGATCACCATCAAGCGTGGTCTGACCAAGAACCCGTTGACCATCACCATTTATGGATCAGGCGCCAAGGGTATCGCCGGCAAGGTCACAGACGAGATTGTGAATGCAATCTACGAGAACCTTTCCAAGTCGATCCAGGATGGAAAGCATGCTGGTGAGTTGATCTACGGTGACGGCAAGGGATCTGACTTCATGTCGGATCTGGTTGAGTTGACCTCGAAAGTCGTTCTTCGCAGCAAGGACAGCGAAGAATATTTCGTCATGGGTGAGACCAAGGAAATTGGCGGTTCCAGCCAGAATTTCACGTTCAACAGGGAACAGTACAGCAACCTTCGTCAGAACGTTTTGACGTTCCTGGTCAATCCGATGCGGTTGGCGATCGATAAGAAAGTCACTGGTCATGTTGGCCGGACGACTTCGGCTGTCCAGCAGGCAACCCAGATCCAGTCGATCTTCCTAAAGGGAATGACGATCGATAAGGTGACCCGTCGTCTTGCTGAAATGAAGAACGACCCGGACAAGTTCTCCTACCGGGAAGGTGAGTTCCTGAACCGTAACGAGCAGCAGGATATTCAAGATAATCTCAAGCGATTTTCTCCAATAATCGACACCGGCACTCAGGCCTACATGATGTCGGGTGGAGAACGGAGTGACCTGTTTGAGAAGACCGTCGTGGATATCGACGGCAAGCCGGTTGAAGTGACAATGCCGGAAACGTTCTCGAGGTCCTTGTCCGGTGATATGAAGACGCCAGCCTATTTCTATGGGCCCACGCTCGCTGGTGTTCGTGCCATTCCGACCCTGGTCGTTGGATCCGGTGATGGACAGATGATGCTCAACTTCCTCTCCGGAAACCCGGAAGCGGCTCGTCGTGTGCTGCATGTGTTCGATGGTCTGAACATGCCGGCTGATGCGATCGACGATTATTCGCGTCTCGTCAACCAGGCTGTTTTCCAGACCTGGACTTCAGACAAGAACCCGGTCCGGGCCGCCTATGAAAGTTTCAAGGCGTTCGTCGAAGCTTCCCCGATTGAAGAGCTTTTCCCTGGCGATCAAATGAATGATCAGCAGAAGCAGGCTCTCCTGGAGTTGAGTCAGGTGGCCCTGGATCGCTTTGAAGTGGCTGAAGGCGATATCATCGACACCGAAACGGTCAGTCAGCTTCTGAACCTGACACTCGATAGGCTCGAGAGACTGGCCAACGAGACGGATGCACGTCGCCAGGTTTACGCTGAATTCGATTTGTCGGTCGACCAGATGGCTTCGGGTGAAAGCCCGTTCGTGAATGAAGGTTCGATCAAGCTGGAAGAAAACACCAGCATCGAAGACATCGCCTATGAAATGCAGGCGCGTTACGAAGAGATCCTGACCAACCAGACGAAGCCAAAGACCGAGAAAACCAGTGTCTCCGGTGTGGAATCTCCCAACCAGAAACTGGAGGAGTTCATCCAGTCCGTGGCAAACACGAACGAGAACGGTGCTCTTGTCCTGGATCCGGATCAGTTGTCGGCAATGCCTGACAAGATCCTGAATTCCTCGCAGAAGCAGGTTTTGTCTGCCGCGGTGAAATCCCTGGCCGGCGCCGGTTATAGATTGGTCTTTGGAACACCAAGCGTGCTCGATGCCTGGGAACAGGCCAACAACGCTGACCGGTTCCTTCCTGGTTCCAACAATGGTTACGGCAAGATCGATCCGATTTCGAAGGTAGTCCTGGTCTCGAATACCTCGGGTGAGACCTTGGTTCACGAGCTCGTTCATGCCGCGACTTTCATGAAGGTCAAGGCAGCGTTCGAAGATCCCAAGGCAATCCCCAAGGAAGACCTGGAAGCTGTGGCCCGTATTGAAGGCCTCATGGCCGAGTGGTTGGCCCAGGATTTCAGTGAATTTGACGAAGCAGCACAGGATGCCCGCCGGCAGGCTGTGGCGACAGTCGAAGGATACCATCGCCGCGGACAGACTGCTCAGGCGGTCAATGAGTTCATGGCCTGGGTTTTGGGTAACCAGAACCTCAGCCGTGCTGCTCTCTTGACGAAGGTCAAGAACCCGCTTGCGAAGATCGCTCGTAATGCCCTGGCAGCCTTGAAAAAGCTGGTCTTCGGTACCGACAAAGTTGATCCGGTGCATGATGATCTGATGTCAAACTTGCGCTTCAACACCCAAGTTCTCATGGCTACACCGACGCCGATCGAATTGCTGCGCCAGGATTACAACGACATGGCGCTCTACCAGTCGGCAACATTTGGCAACGACCAGCGGATTTCCGAACTGAGAGATCTGTTTGGTCGCAAGATCATTGCCTGGGTCAAGGGTAGCGGAACAGACGTCATCAACCGTTTGCAGAGCTCCGGCCGGGCAGTCGAAGCGCTGGATGCCTACAAGGCAGGCTTCAACACAGCCAGGGCTTTCGGATACCACTTTGACGGTCTCGGAAATATGCAGGCCAATTCGACCTTTGCTTCCATTCAGGCAGCGCTGATGACCGAAATGGATTTGAATTCCAATTCGCTGTCCAGGATTGAAGAGCTCTACAATCACGTCATGGGACAGTTGTCGCCGAGTTCCTTCCAGGAAAAGCCGGATCAGAACGACCCGAACGATCTTTACCAGGCCCAGGGAAAGTTCAACGTGTTGTCTGGTATCTACATCAATGAGACCGACAAACTCGGCCGGTCTTCCCTGATGTCGTCTTTCCTGGCCCTCGCCATGGTCGATGACGGTTTCCGCAAGATCCTTGCTGGGATGAACAAGCCTGAAAACGAACAGAGCCAGGACCGCACTCTTGACGGTCTGCTCGAGAACGCAGCAAATGCTGGTCTCGATCGTCTGTCCCTGTATCTGGCAGGAGAGAAGAAGCAGGACAAGTCAGTGCAAGAAGCACTCGACAGCCTGACCATTGCGATGATCGAAAATGTCGGTGATCAGCGTGCATTCGTTGAACAGCAGACAGAGACTTTCTTCGAACAGGTCGAGGAAAAAGTCGCCAATTCGATCCAGGAGACCAGTGCCAGGGTTGCAGAGAAGTCGGCCGATGTTGCGAGGAACTCGAACAGCCGAACCGTCAAGGCCGGCGCCACGATCGTCAATGTCTTTTCGACGATGATCAATGAGCAGAAGTCGAGTGACGCAATGCTTGGTATGGTCAGCTGGCTCAACCAGAAAGAAGGTATGGAACTGATCCGGGACACTGTCGGCAACTTCATTGGCCGAACCCGGGAGAATGCCGGCGTCTTCGATATGATCTCGAAGGTCCGGGCCCAGGTTCAGCAGGTTCGTCAGAACTTCCGTGAGGATCTTCCGGTCAAGCTTTCGAAGGAGTTCTCCAGGCCGCCGACTGCAAAGCAGTGGACTGCGATGTATAACGCCCTCGGACGATCGGATATTGCTTCCCTGGTTCGTTCCTATGGTGTCGGTAAAACTGTCGATCTCGTTGCGGATACGTCAAAGATCGATGCTGAAGTGCAGAAGCTGGAGAGACAGATCCAAGCAGACAATGCCAGCCGCTTCCCGAAGATCAAAGAGAAGTCCTTGCAGCTTGCCAAGTTCATGATGACCGGCGAGCACGGTCCTCAGCTGCTTCGTAATGCCGAAGCAATCGCTCGTCTCCTGGGAGAGCGTGGCCTTGCCTTGCGTACCGCGCCTTCGCAAGAGCTCGTTGAATCGATCGACAAGCTGGTGACGCTGTATGCTCTCCAGGGGCTCGATGACAACAGTCGGGCAGACGTGACAACCTTGCTTGGAAACACGAAGGACAGGTCCGGAGTTGAGTTTGTCACCAGTTATCTGGTTGGTCAGCGCAATGATGAGCTGGCCAAGGTAGGAAGCAACAAGACTGCATCTTTTAACCACTACAAAGGACACATCCCATCGGAAGTCCAGCAGGGTGGTTCATTGAGGATTGCTTCCGAAACAAGCCACGCAGAAATGGTAAGCAGGGGATATACCCGTGTGGCATCGTATGATGGATCTTCGGCCGATCGGACCCGCGGCAAACGAGCCTACTACTTTGCTCCGGTGTCGAGCCAGGCACCCTTCAGCCAGGGTGTCATGCAGACCGTTCACCAAACGGTGTCCGGTATTGATCCGGAAACAGGTTTCACGATCGGAGAAGTGATGGGTGGTCGCATCGAGAATATCGATGTGGTGAAAATCATTGCTCGTCAGGTTGGAAACCAGAAGACAACCAACGAAAATCTTCTCCCTGTTTTTGGAGATAATGGGGAGATCGTGGCTTTCGAAAGGGGTGCTGATGTTTCGAAGCTCCAGGGGCTGAACCGCAGCACGGATCTGTCGCAGATGATTGGTGTTTGGCGTGGTCGTCAGGCGGAAGAGCTTCTTGCAACGGAAGTGAACAAGCAGCTCGTCGACGCCCTGAAAGACACCTGGGAAGAAGGCCGCAAGGCCGGTCGGAAAGATGAGTTCGTGAACATCGCTGCTCTTGGTTCAAAGAAGAGCGATGACCGCATCCTTTCGGAAGCAGCTCGTCTCATTCCGAACCAGACCAGGGATTACATCAAGGAAGTCTTCGGTGGCGATCAGTTCATGGTTCGCAGGGACATGCTGCTTGACACATTCGGAGCCCGCCAGGCTTCGGTGGGTGATCTGTTTACCGGTAAGACCCGGTGGAACCAGAAGGTCGTCAATGAGTTCGAGAAGGTCGCTGTAGGCATTTTCGGAAAGCATGCCTATGTCGGAGCTGTCTCGGCCGAGAAGAACATCCAGGAGCTTGTCTCGAACGCCAAGACCATGATTGTGGTCAAGTCCGGTATCGTGCCGGCAGCGAACATGATCTCGAACCTGTTTCAGTTGCTCAACCGCGGTGTTCCGCTTCGCCATATCCTGGCCGGCGTTCCTGCAAAGACGGTGGAGATCAACTCCTATATCAAGAACAGGCACAGGGAGATCGGTATCGAAGCCGATCTACGTGCAGCAATGGGTCGTCGTGACCTGGTTCAGATAAGGCGCCTGGAGAACCAGTTGAAAGGAATCCAGGACGGTTATCGTCGGATGAGCATCTGGCCGTTGATTGAAGCGGGTGAGTTTTCCGCAATTTCAAATGGACAGGTGACTGCCGAAGATCTGGCCGTGGCCGATGGCAAGTGGACTGATTGGATCGAGAACAAGATCAACACACTGCCTGGCGGTTTCCGTACAGCTGCACGATATGGGTTAATCACCCGGGACACTGCCTTGTTCCAGGGTCTGGCCAAAGCGGTTCAGTACGGAGATTTCGTGGCAAAGGCAGTGCTCTACGACGACATGACGCGCCGCAAAAAAGCCAAGAAAGAAGACGCTATCGCCACGGTGAACGAGGCTTTCGTCAACTACAACAAGTTGGCCGGCCGGGATCGTCAATACCTGGAAAGCGTTGGGCTCCTGTGGTTCTGGAACTACAAGATCCGGATCATGAAGGAAGCAGTTCACATGCTCCGACACAATCCTCTGAGGTCCCTGTTGATGACAGGGGTACCGGTGGGAACTCCCGTAGGAGACAACATCGTCTCTGTCATCCTGGAAGATCGACTTGGATGGTCGATAGGACCTGGAATGGGGTGGAACAGTGTGAGCCTCAACCCCTGGATCAACCTTACACGTTGATCCAGGTTGAGGGCGCTGTTTCGACTATTCAGGGAGCGGCGAAAACTTTGGCTTTGCCGCCTGCTTGGCTCTGATCTTTTCGACCTTGGTCCAGCATCGATCTAGCTCGATGTGACCGGCCTCAATCATGTCGATATCTCGAGCAAGGCAGAGAGCCGCGAGAGTGTTCATGACGCCGCCGACCTCCTGCTTAATCTCGCCTTGGTCTCGCCCATAGACGTAATCGACCAACTGCAAGGCTTCCTCTTTCGTGCAGTCACACGCCTGAGCAAGCTCCAGAGCCTCCTCCAAAAAGCGGTGATTTCGTTCTGTCTCATCCCGAGCAATCACTATGCCGAAGCATGCGATTAGCCACCGATCAACGCGCTCTTGAAATTTCATTTCAACCTCCTGATTAGTTGCGCCCGGATCAGATCCGGGCGCAGATAGATGCCGGGTTCTGTCGGGAATGGTGAATTGGGATCGCCGTAGTAGATCAGCCCTTCTGCGGCCATGTCGCGCCGGACCATAGGTCCGATCGGATCATTGTCGTCATCGAATGCCTCTACTGAAAGCGGCCGCTGGCCAGTGTTGTTGATGTAATCGACGTACTTTTGATGCTTCACGTTAGCCTCCGGGCTAGTTGGGTTGTTACGGTGCGAGATCTTTGAATCGCGCTAAGAACCGCATTTCCGCCATTTCTGGTGACCAGAATTTGACCTTCACCGGTGCAGCTTCTAGCTCATAGGTGTAACGCCATTTGTGGTTGTTACCCATTACTTGTTGCTGCTCGGCTGCCAGCATCCGAATGTCCATTTCCTTGACTGCCGGCGACATCTTTGCCGGAAGACCAAAGCGATCCGCAATTGCTGCTTCGACACGATCCTCGACAGCCATGTAATCCGGCAACATCATCTTCAGCGGTTTCGGCATATCGCAGATGAAAGCTTCTGCGGCATCATGCATCAACGCCTGGAAGGCGAGATCAGCCGGCATACAGTCGCTCATGAGAACGCAATGCTCCGCAACCGAATAGAAGCGCTGGCACTGTCCACCGAAACGGCAGGTGTTCGACAATCCCTTGGCAATATCTCCAATGGAGAAATTGCTCTGATCGGGACGATCGTAATTGAAATAGACACCGCTCGAAAGCAGGATCGTCGGCCCATTGTTATGTGACATATCGTCCATTGTTGGCCTCCGGCCTTTTCTGAATCAGGTTGAGTAATCGAGGACAAACAGTCGTTCGGCATCGATCGGAACTGCGAGTGTGCCTGTGAAGTCATCTCCGGCCATACCTGGACCTGATTGGTTCACCCACTCTGTTTGAACTCCGTCGAAGTCGCTTTCTTGCTCTTCAAATTTCGAGAAATCGAAATCCTCCCGACGCACCAAACGTGGGAAGTAAACGTGTCCATTGACGTTCATTTCATCGCATACTGCGGCGATGATGCTGATTGGGTCTTTCATGATCAGCTCCGGTTCAGTTGATCTGTTGAGGTGCAGCATCGCAACGGCCGACACAAAGCCAGACGTCGCCGTAATCCATGCTGGCAACGGCGATCGCACCAAGCATGAACCAGAATGCTGCTGTGCGAACGGAGGGCCAAGGATCAAATGAATTGGCTGTTTTTCTCAGCTCAGCAGCGATCACTTTTGGATCGCAGTTTGTCATCTCGGCTTTGTAATTAGCCATGATTTGCCTTTCCTCCTGGATCAGGCCATAAACTGGCCTTCGTTTTCAGGAGATGGTTGATATGAATCGTTTGTTGGTGTTTGTAGTTGTCGTCTTGTCAGGGTGCTCGACGACATCAGATCCAGCTCCTCAGTTTGTTCCAGAGCACGGTCAATATTATATGACCGGTGATCCCAGGTGCGTGACAAGAGCTGCCTCGAAAGAACAAGCTTTCATTGCATGCTACGACAACAAAGGAACCATGACTGAGAAGCGCCGTCCTCTGACAGAAACAGAGCTGGCTTTCTACATGAGCTCTCAATCCAGTCGAAATTACCAGGCTCCAATTGCCGGGCCGTCGCCAGTGATCAGTTATCCGACGATGCAAACCCCTGCGGTAGCGGCAATTGACCCCCTTGGAGGCAGAAGGATCAATTGCATTTCCACAGGGGTTCACACGAGTTGCCGGTGACGTGTGATCGACGTCAACGGCCTCTAACACCCCTCCTAGACGAGGATGAAAGGGGTGTATCTGCTTAACGGCCGGTCGAGCCGAAGCCGCCTTCACCGCGGATTGACGGATTGAGATCCTGGACCACAAGGAATTGAGCCTGAAAAACAGGAGCCAGGATCATCTGAGCAATGCGGTCGCCTCTTTTCAGCCTGATCGGGAAGTTGTGAATGTTGTGGAGCATGACATGGACTTCCCCACGGTAGTCGCTGTCGATCGTTGCCGGGGCATTCGGCATGATAAGTCCTTTTTTGCCTATGCTCGAACGCACCCGAAGCTGAACCTCGAATCCTGGGGGGATCTCGAGAGCGAATCGACAAGGAATGGTGACTGTCTCGCCAGGGTGTATCTCCCAGTCTACCGGAAGAAAGATGTCAGCGCCGGCAGATCCACTCGTGGCGTAAACCGGAACCTGAACATCCAGGTTGAAAGGTTTGATTTTCATCAACATTTGTTGGCTTTCGGTTAAAGAGCCAGGTGGCCCTTTAAGAAGGGCCACCCAGATCTTTGTTGACCTTGATCATCACATAAGCTGCGAGGGCAACGCCGACGAAAATCATGAAGAGGATCAAGAAGGGCAGGATAGCGAGGATTGCCAGGATCACCAGGATGGCAAGCCCTGCTACTGCCAGGGCTTTTATCGCATCCATGACGGATCAGGCCTTGGCGCCGGGACGTGTCAGGTTGGCGAACAGGGAAGTTGCCGGCTTGGCGTCATCCGATGCACTTGGATCCAGAGGAACAGAAGAAGATTCCTTGCTCGAAAAGATCTTCTGAGATTCGTTGGTTGCAGCAACCGGCTTGTCGTCTTCCTTCTTGGAAGGCTCATCGGCCTTGGTTTCAGCTTCCTGTTCAGGTTCAGGTTCCTTGGTGTCCTGTTCCTTTTCAGCCTTGGTGTCGGAAGTCTTTTCCTCCACCTCTTCGGACGGCTTTTCGTCCTCTTCGTTGACGTCGGCAACGTCGACTGCACGAGGAGTCCGACCACGCTTCTTGGGCTTGGGTCCACGCTTGGTCGTGTTTTCCTCGGGAGCACCGATACCGACGTAGACGACAACTTCGTCGCCGCTTGTGTCAAAGTCGAAGGAGAACTCCTGGCCGTCCTTGACGTTGATCTGGGAGAGAACCACGGTACGGATCGCGTCTTCGACCTCACTGTGGTTGAGAATGATTTGCATGTTCTTCACACCTCGTTGAAAATTCGCATTAGATTTTGGAACATGGGGGTTTTGACTCCCGAGTGGATGGCTGCGAGGGCATCCGCTATGTGTTCCGCCTGGTCCTGGACTTTCCCAGAATTGTTCCTGGGCAAATCGATGTCGGGGTAGAGATTGATGGCCTGGTCGATCATCATTCTCTTGGTGGCATTCCGGTCACTGGTGAATACCAACTTTGATTCAAGGGCGGTGACTTCGATCAGAGGCACGCCCAAGGCACGGACAGCTCCCAGAACTCCAACACACATGCCGTAACTGGCCATGGCCCTTGCTGATTTGGATCCAACAGGAACCTCAACAAATATGACTTTGGCTTTCTGGGATGCGGGAATAACCACTTCACCTAGCTGCTCAGCCAGATAAAGGTCTTTGGAGTTCTGTCGAACCTGCTTCCCTTCTGGATCCTTCGGCCGCACGACCGATGTGCGGAGGATGTCCAGAATTCCTGAAGACAGATCCAGGGAGCCCTCGACAAGACCCCAGTTTCTTAGGCTGGGGTCCATGCCGAGAACGTTGATCCGCATCGGCGCCGATCAGTTGTTGAAGAGCGAGCCGGTGGGCTTTGCCGAGTTTGCCTGCGGCGGGCTGCCGGGACGGCCGCTCTTGCCCTGCTGTGCCGAAGAACCATCCTTGATCGAACGCTTGTCCCGGACTTTGCCGGAGTTGATTTCGACCCAGGCCGGGTAGAAGGCAGCGGTCTGGACGCCCTTCTTGGCTTCGGGGATGGTCAGGTTCGAGGGGTGGTGGAAAACCTTGTCGATGCAGTTTTCCTCGCGGGTGTCCGCGGTGTCCTCGTAGACGCCGGCCGAGTTCTTGGCCTGCTTGTTGACGAGCTGCTTCATGATACCGAGGCTGACCTGTTTGCCGAGCACTTCAACCAGCATCTTGACGGTCGTCGGAACTTCCTTCTTGGCCTCGAAATCGTAAATGTTGACCACCTTCTCTTCGGACGGCTGTTCAGACAGAGGCTTGCCGGTGGTCGCCAGGCAGATGTCGTCGATCGTGGTGAAGCCGGGGAGAGGAACCTTCTTCGACTTGTCGTTCTTGTCGAGATAGAAGTTCTGGTTCTGTCGGTTGGTGACCCAGATGGTCTCTCGGTATTCCTTGCCCTGTGCGTCCTTGGCGGTCACTGTGACGGACCGGGCCTGGGAATTGGCAGCGTCGCCGGCGTAGAAAGATGTGATGGTATAGAGATCAATGCCGCTTTCGCGGACGGAGAAATTCCCTCCGAGACGATCTTCGGCCTCTTCAAGGCCATCGTTTGTCAGATTGCCAAACTCGTTGCTCATCTGTTTTTCCTTTTATGAGATGTGGTTGTGTTTGGGACGTCGAATGTCCTGATCAGTTTCCGTAGAATTTGTTCAGGTGTTGCAGGAGCAACCAGCAATCGTTGTCCATGTAGGTCTGTTCCCGAGAGAACATTCCCATCGGAGAGCGAATCCGCTCCCCAACTGTCTCCTTGGTCAGGCGTGTCTGAAAGACGTGCTTGTAGCCGAGGTCCCGATCTTCTTCCGTGATGGTGAGGAGATCGGATTGGTATTTCTCGAGCTCGATGATGCTGACCTTTTTGGCCGACACCACGGTCGAGAAGTAAGCTTCGATGCCGTTGTTCTTGAGAGCTCCCTTGACGGGAACCACAGTCTGCATCTCGTGCTTGGCCTCGTTCAGTTCAGAGCGGGTATGGCCAAGAATGATGGTCGGTTTGCCGAAGCGGACAACCTGGTCCTGCATGAGGTTCTTAAAGAACTGGAAATACTGGGACCAGGCGGTCTGTGTGTTGGTGGATCCAACAACGTAGACGCTCTCGAACATCTCCATGAGGAAGGTGATTGTGTCGATGATGGAGCCATCCCAGTTTCCTGGATTTTCGATCGCTTCATCGAGTGCGTGGTAGATCGTGTAAGGATCGGTGATCTTGAGTGTCTTGAACTTGTTGGCGAAAGGTAGACGTTTGCCTGCTTCGCAGTTCAGATACATCCAGTTTTCCTGGTTCGGTATGTTCCGCAGACTGGCTGATTTACCAGACGCAGACTCGCCCGAAACAAGAACGAGCTGTTCGTTCATGGCTTCCATGAGGTGTCCTCAAATTTTGGTTGGTGGGCAGGGGCCTGAGATCAGGCCACCTGCTTATTGCTGCTGAAGCGCTTGGCGACTGTCACCATGATGGTGCTGTCGATTTCCTGCTTGCTCATGGGGTTCTGGAGCTTGGTGTTGAAAGCATGAACCTGAGCTTCAACGTTGGGGAGATCCCAGCCGGCGTCGACCAGTGTCAGGGCGTACCTGATCATCTGGTTATTCCGGTTTCCGAGAGAGATCTTCCCGGCAAACCAGCGCTCGAGATTGTCAAGAGACTGGAGAGCCTGGTGCTCAGCGAGATGAGTTTCATTTCGTGCTGTCTTCGGAATGAAGTTCAGCACGTCAAGGACTTCTCCATCCGTGTTGTAGAAGTACTCACCGCCGGAAAAAGATTCCGACTTCTTCTCGCGTTTGGAATAGCTTTCATCCGTCTTGAACGGCAGCCAGGAGAAAATGTGGCTCATGAATTCGCTGTATTCAGTATTGTCGAGTTTGAGCCGGTAGTTGATTGGCAGCATGACCCGAAACCGATCTCCGTGACCTTCCGTCTGATGACGTTTGGTCGTGTAGAGATGGTATTTGTAGTCGGCCATGAGATGACGGAACTGGTCGATCGAGATGCCTTCATCGACATCCAAGGCAATCATGTTGAAGCCAACAATGACGTTGTCTTCAGTCCGGTGCCCGTTTTGGAAGTGATGATTGCACCAGTGCATTCCATCTGCCTGGGTCAGGATGTGCAGCTTGTCGAAAGGAACTGACTCTGCGAGGTAATTGTAGGCCCAGTGGTTGGAGTAGGAGAGGGTGATCGCATCCAGATCCGTTTGCTGAAGAGTTTCGCCGCGGAACATCTCGATCCCGTCGACAAAATTCTTCTTGATGATCATGTGCCGCCGGTAACCCCAGGCGGTGGCCAGGGTCATCATCTCATTTCTGGCTGACTGACCAGATTTGTAGAACGGCAATGCTTCGACCAGGTCGGCATGAGTGACTTCATGATCAAGGCTGGTGATGTATTTCGCCAGTTTGACGTAGGCCTTTTCACGATTGAGAATGGTCTGGAAAGCAGCGCCGGACTCCTCGACCAGCTTCATGGAAGCGTAGAGATGATCCAGGGTGATGGTGACCGACTGGTCGATGAAGGCAAAGGCGCCGGCAAGCTTCAGCGTCTTGAAGTAACGATGAGCCAGTTCGGACTTCTTGATTTCCTCGTGGTCCGACATTGTGTCAGACAGCCGCTCGCAGTGGAGCCGGTAGTCGAGAAGAGCAATTGCCACTTCTTCCGGAACATCCATTTTCCAACCAAAGACGGCCGGATCTGCGAGTTGGTAAAAATGCCTCGACCACTTGTCGACAATGGCATTGTGGGCCGGCTGCGTCAGACGCTTGTAGGCCTCTTCACCAGTCATGTTGTCCAGGGCCCGGCTGTGAGCGCCGTAACCGAAGATGCAGCGACGAGCGTAGCCTGTTTCCAGGAAAGAGTAGAACTGGTCTTCCGTCTGGCTCCCATCCAGGAGTTTCGAAGGCGTACCGAACAGAAGCATGTTGGTCGGTGTCTTGCCGTCGATGTCTTCGCCACGCTGATTGTCTGGCGTGTTCTTCACAAGCTTGATCTTGACCGATCCTTGGTCATAGAGCTCCAGGAAAAGGGTAAGAACGTCTGTCACGCCAAGAAGGTTGGAACCAATCTCGTCGATCTGGAGGTTGATGCTGCCGGCGTTGGCCATGAGAAGCTTCTGACGAAGCTGCTTGACGGCCGGCGGTGTTCCGGAATCGAAAGTGAAAGGGAAGGCGCCGGCGCTGCGGAATTCCTTCTGGATCTTGTCGAACTCTTCTTGCGGATCCAGACCAGATTTGACGGAACGAAGATTTGCCTCTTTCCAGAGGCTGTCTTCCGCCAGGACGGGGAAAGTTTCCGTCATGAAGCGATCCTTGAAATCCTTCATGAATTCGTTCTCGACGATCGAGACGGAGTAACCCTTGCCGTAACCGGAAGTGGCCAGAGCCAGAGCATAGATGTTGACCGGGATTTCACCGCGGTCCTGGGTGATCATCGAAGCCCGCATGGAGGAAGCCATCTTGCCGATGAAGTAGGCCACCTCAGCGCGGAAAAATCCACGATCCATGTTCTGGGTCTTGTTGCAGAGAACGTCGACGATTTCCTCGATAACCGGGTGGTGGTCAACGACGGAGAGGTCAGGCAACATAGTAGAAATCCTTCTGCTTGCAGATGGTGAAAGCCGGGCAGTATTCGCAGGCCTTCACCTCACCCGGCTTTTCGATCACGACGCCCTTGCCACCCTTCTCAGCGAGATGGGCTTCGGCGGCTGCCTTGTCGTTGTCGAAATTCCGAGTGGCCCGGCCATCTGTCTTGTCCGGGTTGGAAAAGTATTTGTAGACGGGCTGGCTGCGCCAAAGCTCTTTGTCGGTACAGAAAGGAATCTCTTCGTCAGGGGAGTTCCAGTACCGATCGAGTTCGGAAAGCTTGGCGCTGATGAACTTCTCGGTCTCTTCCAGGGAAGGAAGGTCGACCGGATATTCGATTGCCTTGGTCTGCGGATAGTTCGCGTCACCCTTGGCTCGACCCTTCTGCCAGTCCGTGAAGATGAACTGGATGAAGATTTTATCATCAGTGACGAGCTCGGGATTGAGCCAGCGATAGATGCCGCCCTGCTTGGCGTAATCGTCGTCCTTGCGGCCCAGGAGGTATGCATAGACCGATGTGGATTTGGCGTCGAAAAGACGACCCTGAAGGATCATGTCGAACTTGCCGCCGATCTTGTAGCCATCGATCTCACGAATGGCACGCTGTTCCATCCAGACAGGAATGAGAGATGGATTGGCGGCCATCTGTTCCGGCGTCGGATTGACAACGATGTTCTCGTAGACGGCCGGCGGATAACCGAGTTTCTTCATCGCAACCTGGCCACTGTCACGCCAGGCTTTCTCGATGGAATCGTGAATGGCCGTTCCCATACGAGATGCAAGAAAGGTCGAGATATCGATCTCGATGTCGGATTTCTTGACACGCTTGGAAAGAACAAGCTGGCGAGTGCTCTTGAGAAGGCTGGTCGCCGAGATGTAGCGCGGATCGTCGATGTAGTCGTATTCGTCGTGAAGAAGCCAGACTGCAAGGGGCAGACTGATCCCATGGATGTTGGTCAGTTTCATAAGAGCCTCGAATATGTGCGTTGATTCCGAAGAAAAGAAATCTGAGGGCACTAAATAGTGCCCTCGATTATCAACGATAAAGAAAAAGAAAATGAAAGATAATATTAACTTTCGATTTTCTTCGTCTCCCGTTCTCTTTGTTTCTCACGCAATCTGGTCACCCAGGCTTCCGCTTCATGCAGAAGATCTGCTTCAACAGGAGAGAAGGGACGATTGTCGATGAGGGTTCCGTGCGCTTGAGCGTCGATAAGAATGACGCAGCAAGCCATGACGGCTCCCAGGTTCTTGACCTCGGTGTCGCGGGTAATTTCTTCCCCGACTTTCCAGAGCTCAATGTGTCGCCTGGCTGCCTCGACGTAGGTCATGGCTTCAACTGGATTTTCACGCCAATTGTGCGGACCGTATTTCAAGGCACCGTCATAAAGCGCTTCCATCATGGCAAGGACGGCGGAGAGGGGGACGTAGCTTAAAGAAGGCTTCTTGTCCCCAAAGGCCTGCTTTGGATTTGCAGGAGCCTGGTTCATGACAGAGGCTTTTCGGTTTTCTGCTCGAAGCCAGCGTTGAAGCGTTCGGTTGTCATCCGGCCGAGATTGGAGATGTTCAGAATGAAACAGTCCACGATTTCGCCGCCGGGGATCTGCTCGATCTCGGTCGAATAGCGATGCAGAGCACCACGTTGAGAGCGTTCGATGTCTTGGCGGGCGAAGACCTTCTCGTCGGTCATGATCATCACGTTCAGGGGAATCTCGAACTGAGCATCCGGTGTCTTGATGACGACCTGAGCCGAGATAAGCCAGTGGTATTTTGGAACGGACATGGTTTTGATTAACTCCAGTGATTTTGGGCAAAATGCATCCTAGCCCGGCTTCATAATGAAAACCAGCCAAAAAGATAAGCCCAATCTGATATTTTAAGAAAACCGAGAACGATTTCTGACCTGGGCCAGTTCTACATATTCACGGTGATTTGAGAAGAAGGGACATGGTCCCGGGGCCCACAGATAATTGTGGCGCCGGAAAGAAAATCCTCCCGGCGCCATCTATCTGGTTGTTATCAGGCGTAAAGTTTGAGGACGTGTTTCTCAAAGACTTCCCGGATTTCCTCCTGGGAAGCGTGGTTTGGGAGGACAGCTTCCTTGCTCCAGTTGGGGTAGAAGATCGAGAACTCGCCCCCTAATTTCACCTCGTCATGCCAGATGTCAGGATGATCCTGCCACTGGCACGCCTTCACCACATGAGTGTTGGCGTAGTGGACGACGTTGATGTCATCCCGAGCGAGGTAATATTGGGCATCGTGAATCTGAGCTGAAGGCTTGATCTTGTGACGCATGTCTGTCGATCGAACCTTATTCATAAACTCAGAGCCTGCCCTGGAGTTCAGGAGGCACCAGGATTGCCCGAGAGCATTGCCGGCGGTTCTACCCTCCGCTTCTGCCTGGAAAGGCGTCTTGGAGGTCCCAAGGACAACCTGGTGCAGCATCGGCGTCCGAACACGCAGCCCAAAGGCAACAGTGACATAACCGACTTTGCAGGCTTCATTGAGCTTCTGAGCGACCCAATCATCCGACACTTTATAAAGGGTGTGGTAATTGGTTTCGATCTTCTGGGCTTTCTCGATGTCCCAACCCAGTTGTTGCATGATCCCGATGTATGTTCCCCCGTAAGTGAGGAGGAACGTCGGGGTCTTGGAATCCTGGCGAAAGCTGGAGTATTTGTTCCCTTTCTCGGAAAGCTGATTGACGCTTTCAACTGAATCGGGATCGATGTCCGGCATTTCTTCGCCAAAATAGGCCACTGCCCGGAGAGAGTGGCCGTCATAGCCGTCGGTGTAGACCTTCAGCTTGTTTGGATCCTTTGTCGTCAAAGCCGATATGCGATCTTCGAGAGAAGCAAAGTCGATGCCGCAGAAGAACCAGCCAGGAGGTGCCACGAAGCAGCTCTTGATGAGCTTTCCGAGGCTGAGCTGACCCTTGCTGATGTAGGGACCGAGGACGTCTTCAAATCTCTCTATGAGAGCTTTTGACAACATCATGAAGACGTTGGCCGGCAGATTCTGAAGGTTGACGTTACTCGACGACAAGCGCCCGGAGACAGTGCCTCCCAGGTTAAAGAAACCGAAGAGCCAATGCCATCCATCCGGACCGAGACGTGCATTCATGAAGTGCGGCATGAAGTTGGTCATGATGGTCTCGACGGCCGAATAATCAATCAGGGCTTCGAGAAGCTTTTTGACCTCTGGATCATTCGTGTGGTTGACCAGTTTTTTCAGGGTCTTGCCGCCGGTTGCCGGCTGTTTGGTGTCGGTCCGGTCTATAACCGGCAAGCCCAGCACGTCATATAGAAGTTGCTGAAGCTGCGGGCCGCTGTTGGGGTTGAATGATATTTCCTTCTGGATCGTATCATTTTCCTTGGCGGCTGCGGCCATCTCCTGGATCGTCATCCGCTTCTTGACCCACTCCGAATTCTTCTGGTTCGTGTAGGCTTCGAGACGCATGTATTCGAACTGCTCCATGATAGGTAGAGCGAGCATCCGGTTGATGGCATCGTTACGGATACCTTCGAGAGCCGTGTTGACCTTCCGGACTTGTTCGATGTCCATCGGCATGCCGGTAAGCTGCATCTGGATGATGTCTCTGGTCGCATCCTTGAACAAGCCTTCGTAGAGCTCGAGCTGTTCATCCTTGATCAAGGTCTGCCAGTGCTTTTTACGCACATAGTGTGTGCAAAGGCAGTCGATCAGGTTGTAGGTGAGAAGATCCGGAAGAGGGATCTTGGTGATGTCCTTGATTTCTTCCTGAGCATAATCGCCGGCGTATTCTTGGGCCTGGTTTTTCAGGCTGAGCTTGTTGCCGGCGCAGGAATTGGTTGCCAGGTAAGAGATGAGCTGGGTGCAGTCCCAGTTTCTCAACATGATTTCCAGCCCACGAAGGAGACCTTCGTTGTCGAGGAGATCCTTCATGAAAAGTTGGTAGATCAGGACTGTGACATCGTAAGCAATACGATGATAAAGGGCCTTTCTCTTGAATCTCATGAAGAAATTGCGAAGGAGCTCCCGGCAAGCATCGGAATGCTCCTGATCTCCCAGGATATCAACCGGTATGGCAATACCCTCGGTCTCAGACCAAGCAAAGCCTATGGTACCAATTCCAGCATCATAATGCTTGAGTGAGAATGCTTCGATGTCGATCGCGATATCGCAATCCATTTCCAGGATGCGCTCGAGCCAGGCAGCGATATCTTCAATGTCCGTGGGATACTCCTCGAACTTGATGATGCCTGTCCCTGGGTCCGTATAGGTGTCGTGGAGCCACTCTTTCAAGGCACCAACACCAGCCGCGATCTTCTGATTCACCTTCTCCGGATCGTAAAAGATTGTCCGGTAGTTGGGAACATAGGCGACCTTCCAGGGCCCGAAAGTGGTGTCCAGGATGTAGCCGATGGTGGCGTCGATTTTACCGACTTTTGTCAGGGTCTTGTAGTAATCGCCGTCGGCAACGAGAAGGAATTCAACGTTGAGTTCCTTCAAAGTCGGAGCAAGCTCATCATTGATGTAAGCTTTCTGCTCCGAGGCCGGCGTCTTCTTTTTGCCAGGCGCTCGGTGCAGATCGATGATGATCACATCTTCCGGATCGATACCATAAGGCTCGAGATAAGCCCTCTGGATCTCATTCTTGCGAATTTCGTTCACAAGGATGCAGATCTTGTAGCTGGATTTTTCAGGCGTGCTGAAAGTCAGATATCGCATTACGTATTCCTGTCTCAGTGAATAAGACGAGAAGCGACATAGTAGTCGATTTTCTCTCGTATTCTCTGGTAAGCGGCCATGTCATCAGAACCCTCTATCAGGGTCCAAGCTTCGGGCATGGTCCTTTCGAGACCGCCGAAGTGTTCCTTTGGTAGAAGATCGTGAAGACAGTTTGGCAGAGCATCAAAAGCTTCTTGCTTATTGTCGCACCCCCGGAGGACCAGGTAAATACCTTGTTTGATGCGGTCCATTTCTCCATCAAGCTCTTGTTCTTCTTTCTCGAGCTTGACAACTTCAGGGCGAAGTTCATCGTTCACAGGCTTGTAATTGCCCATGGATCGCTGTCGCATATCGAGGTTGGAGTAAATCCACCCACAATGACGGAAACCGTCAGGGCTGCCTCCAAGTTCGGTGTTCTTTCGAACCAGATCCTGCTTGCGCTGTTTGATATATTTGAGCTCAGCATCTTTCAGGTTCTGAACAATGAACTTGATCAATTCGTAAGCAAAGAATGTGTCTTTCATTTTATTGCTCTTTCTGATCAGGGGGCGATCAGGCCACCATATTTTTCAGCGAGATCGCCCCAGAGATAGACCCGAGTCTTGGCACGGGAGAAGGCCACATAAAGCAGCCTGGATACCTGGTCCGGGAAGTTACAGGAACTGATGTTGGTGAGGTCGACAAAGACAGTGTCGTATGTCGAACCCTGGGACTTGTGAACGGTGGCGGCATCACGAGGACGCAGATCAGCCACATTGTTCTTCAGGAAAAAAGACTTTTCCCAGTTCTTTTCGCGCTTGTAGTAGCGCATCAGGTCCGAATAATGGTCCCGATTGGTTGGAACAGGTAGTTTCCAGACGTTTCCCAGAGAATCCTTGATAGAAAGCATGTCGACGTCCAGGTGAACGCCATGGTCGTCGTCTATCAGCAACTTGTCTGGGCCGTGGTTCTGAAGAACCTCAACATCGGTTTCCACGGCCAACACGCCCCCCTTGGAATGAAAGGCGTTGCCGGCAACGAGATACTCTCCCGACTGAAAGTTGGAAGGGAGATTTCTGATTGCACGGACGTGTTCGTTGAAATCGTGGACCCGTTTGTTGGTGTAAGCCAGGATACGAGCAGAATGCGTCTGTTGAGAAAAGTGCTGGCCGATCTCGAATTGCATTTCCGAATCGCCGAGCAAGTCGATGCTGCCTGGAACCAGCTGAATCGGTTCGAAGACCTTGGTTTCGACGGTCTTGCGCAGCTGATCGCAGATTTTCATGAGAGCAGGTTGACCGGCGTTTCGGACCGGCTCATGAAGCTCCACCATAGGACTGTTGTGCTTGTAGATAGGAGACAGATCCTCATGTACAGGTGAAAGCTGGTGACGGTCCCCAACATAGACGATCTTGCACTTCATGGTCGACGCATGGATCTCTTTCCAGAGACCCGTGTCGATCAGAGAGGCTTCGTCGACGAAGATGATTTGTCCCGAATGAACCTTCCATTGCCGGTTGCGTGTGATCTTCGTCTTACCCGATGAATAATCATCGAAAAGCTTCAGATTGAGATGGGAATGTGTGGTGCCGGCGGGGCGCTTAACGCTCTGGGTCAACACCTCTGCCGCCTTGTTGGTTGTTGCAGTCATGACAACTTCGGTGAAAACAGGCTCTTCGCCCAGAAGAGCACACATTTCATGATACCGCGGGAGAGTGGCATCAATGATGTAGCTCATCAGATATGTCTTGCCGACGCCGGCCGGTCCGGAAATGATGAACTCCTTCTTGTCTGAAAAAAGGAAGTTCATGAAGGCGTCAGCGGCTGCTTCTTGGCCCTGGTTCAGGTTGTAGCTCAGGGGGGCTGGCTTTGTGATGGCGTTCATAAGACACTCTTTGTTGATTATGCATCAGGCATAGAAAAACCCCGGTTTGTGGCCGGGGTTTTTCAGTCGCGCCTGGAATGTTGAAGGTTCAGGTTTCCTGTTCCTGTTCATCGATCAGGAACTTGTCTCGTTTCTTGCCACGGATCCAGGCTGGCTCTTTGCCTCGCCCTGACCATGTGGCGCCGGTATCAGGATCCCGGTACTTGATCTTTGCCTTGACGCCTTTTCTGCGTGGCTTGATGCCTCCGAGAGCTTCGAAGAGGTCTTCGAGGGGGACGTTGAAGCGGTTCACCACATCAACGATCTGTTTGATAACCTGGCGTCGCTCAGCAGCTTCTTTTTCCTGGATCTTGCGAGCCAGTTCTTCCTGCTGCTGACGCAACTCCTCGACGCTCATCTCTTCATTCTCAGAGCCGAAAGTGACGGTCTCTTTTGCGGCCATGCCCCCATCCTTTTCTTCTTCAGAGGAAGCCTCGTGCCCGCCATCGGTCGTATCGACCTCATCAGCACGCGGATCTCCATCGAAGGACAGGCGTTTGGTGAGCTGGACAGAGCCCTCACCATTTGCATGTTCACTCATGGATTACTCCTGTTGGGTTTTAGCGGGTTACGGACGTCCCACACTAACGTAGGTTTTATTTTGGATCACCTGTTTATCTTGGTGATTCCCGACAATCGAACGGTTGATTATTTTCTTTATTTTGTCAACCTATTATTAGATAATCGGTTAATAATCGCTATATAATCAAGGCTGCTTGGTGGGGGTATTTCTTTCCATGTAAGCCTTGAGTATGAGCGATCTCACATAGTCCTTCACGGAGTGGCCTGGATGCAACTGGCTCAACAACCATTCCTGCTGGTCCTGTGTGAGTCCGTTGAAAATGTCTTCCATGAAGGCACGCCGTGTGTCCGCGGGTTGAACACCCAGTGAACGTAGGCGATAGGTGATGGTTGTGTGGTGGACACCGAGAGTTTGGGCGATCGTAGTCAAGGACAATCCAACGCTATTGAGCGCCACTATCCTGGCATCATCCGCTTTACGCTTGTAGCCGGTTGTCATTGCTGGTTCCCGTAAATTGATTAACAGTTAATGCATATCCGACTTTTTTATATTATTGCAAGGATTAATTAGATAATTCCAGAAGTTAATCTGAAAATACCAAGGGGGTAGTTCATCCTAGTACCCGAAAAAACGAATCCCCGCTCACCTCGTCAGATGAGCGGGGACAAATCCTGTGATGGAGTTTCAGGATGCTGGGGTCTTAGTGCCGTATTTGTCGATCCAGCGACCAACTGTACGCCGTGAGATCCCGGTCTTTCTGGCAATCTCACTCTGACTTGTCCCTTTGGCGTGCGAATCAAGGACACGCTTTTGGTCCTTTGTCAACACGTCGCCCGCAATTTTCTTTGCGGACTTGGCCTTGGTGTTGGCCTTTGGCGCCGGCTTTTTGGCAGCCTTGGCCGAAGCAGCCTTTTCTTCACGGACCCTCTTGTTGATCTCCTTGGGAGGAATTTTTTCTCCCCTTTCGACCTCTTCAAGAGATTCCGCTTTCCTGTCGTCGGTGGGCTTGGTTTCCTGGCCACCCTTGCCAGAGGGCTCGTTCGAAAGAGACCGGATGACAAGGCCTTCGCCCATGGATCCAGTGATCAGCACTTCCTCCTTCGGGGGAAGATGATGCCCGGAAATAGCCTTTCCAAGAATGGCCTTAGCGTTCAGGTTGGACATCATTGGCTTGTTGGCCTTCAACGCTGTGTAAGCGTCGTCGGGCAAGTGAAAGATCACATGATACTGGGACACCCGCATTTTTGACGGGGTATAGAGCGGAACTGCAACGATGTCCTCTGGCGCAACCTTGACCAGGAAAGCGTCGGTCGCTGTGAATCCAGAGAGGTAGCCCCGTCGGGCGATATGCAGGCCCGTCGAACACTGGGTTCTCCTGTCCGGATCGATCAGCTTTTCGTCCATTTTGACGACTGAGCCAACTTTCTGTATGACCTTGCCTGAATGCGGATCCTTAAAGGTACCCGGTTTGTCGGAGACCTTGTTGAGAACCTTGTAGGCAATGATCGTACCGTCTTCCGCAAGCGGAAGATCTGCTTCCTTGAGAAACTCCATCAACTCGACAATCGAATGAGCCTTCTCCTTCATGACAGATGCGGCGCGTTTGAGAAACGCTACGACTGCCTGTGTGGAGTTGTGCTTCAGCGAGTGGACGATGTAGGGGCGAAGCTTGTCGACGTCAGGGATGAGAACGCCGTCGACGAGTGCGAGGATGAGATCTTCGTTTTCGTTGATGATCTCGCTTTCAGCGTCGGTGATCGGGGAAAGAGGAGTGATCGTCGTCTCCTCCGATACTTCTCCCGATTCAGATGTGACCTGGCTCTTGACCGCCATGTTGACGGACTGGGAGTTGGTCTTCCCTTCGAGCCAAGGACGAGCATATTCCTTGGCCTCTTCAAGAAGACCGGAAACATCCTCCTTGGAGGCCGTCGAAGAAAACTCGACGTTGATCGTGATGACCGTATCCGGAGACGCGGTCGGGTTTTTGAGGTGGGCCAGGGTTTGTCGCTTAGTCTTGAAGAACCGAACGATACCATTCACCTGGTTCTGGAAGTCGGCGTACACGCTGAAATTGGTCAACGAGATGACAGCGACTTCACCGCGGGATGTGATCGGAATGATCTCATCCATGAGGGCTTGAAGGCGGTAATCCCCCTGGGAGACGGTGAGAGTTTCACCGTCTTCCTTGTAGAGAATGACCTTCTTGGTGTCTGCAACAGCAGCCACTACCCTCAGTTTTTCTGAGGAAGAGTTTTCCATAGGAATCCTTATGAGTGTTTGAGTACCTTGACCAGGATGCCCTCGACAAGCTTAAAGTCTTTCTCATCGAGCGTGCTAGAGTTCAGGTACACATCAAAATGTACCAGGCTCAGTAAGTCAAGAGGATTGAAGCCATTCCTGGAAGATGTAATGGCACGTAGTTTCTTTGATTGGTCGTTTCTTACTCCTTCTGTCTTATTGATCATTTCAGAATGCTTGGTATTGAGCTCCCTGCCAAAAGAGTAATTAGAATTGTGGCGGATTAGTTCCGCGCCAATTCTGGCGATGTGCCAATCCTCTTTGGTGAGTTTCTTGGGTAGCTTGAGAAGCGAAACGATCTTGTCGGAACGACGAGCGATCCTGATGATCGAAGCCCAGGTATCGTTCCTGCTGTACTCGGCTGTGTAGATTGCCTGGGCTAGACGAGCGATTTCATTTCTGGAAATCATGGCGTCGAGAACAAGCTCGATCACATGAAGTTCAGCATCCTGAACACCTTCCCGGATGAATTTCTCTTTCTGTGTCGCTGAACGACAAATGCCGGTTTCTTCGCCGATCAAGGCAACGACATCAGACTGAGCCATGATGAGGTGTTTGAAGACCCTTTCGTTGTTCACATCGTGAAGAGAGAGAACGAACCTGAAGTCCGTTATACGATGTGGTTCGTCCATCATGTGTTTCTGAAGATCCAGATGACGTCGAGCACTGAAGACGCCTCCTTCATTCAGAACAGAAAGCTTGATCAACCCTTCCGGTTTGGGTTTGGAAGGTGCCAGGGTCACCGGCTTTTTCGTCTTCACCTCTTCAGCACAAACATCGATGATACTGAAGCCAATCTTCTCAAGGGCTTTGACTACCTCCTCTTTTTCTCCTTTCTTGCGAGAGACAAAGTAAACAGGATAATGAGAGTCACTTGGAAGAATTGAAGAGGATGTATTGGTTGCCGTGTTGATGATGTTGTTGCGGCTATAAGCCACAACGATTTTGTGTTGAAGTAGAGAAGTAATTCTCTCTTCAACAGAAGAGTATTTCATAGCGCTTCGAAAAGCGCTAACCTTCATGAAAGCCTCGTTAGAAGTGATGTTTCTGTTAGGGTTTCGAATGACCAGGCTTTCTTGAGAAAGGCCGATCTTGTTAAAATCCTTCAACATATTCTTCAGGTAGATAGAAACGATTTTGTCTTCGTAACGCCGACACTTGTTCTTTTCACTGGACGTGAAAAGACGGTAAAATTGCCTGAAGACGTGCGGCCTGTTGATGCCGGCTCTGGTTACTTCCTTCCATTGCCGAGTAGCATAGCTCTGATAGTAGACGCCGCCTCTCACCTTCATGTGGGTTGTCAGAAGTACAAGCTGTTCGACGGTCGAGATGTGCTCCAGGGTTTCGGCTTTTGAAGAGAATCCAGAGAGTCTTCCAAAATACCGAGGAGCGTACTCTACCAAAAGAGTGTTCACATCTTTATTTTGTACAGCGGCTTCGATAGCTTCATCTTCGATTTCACGAAGAATGACCGAAAATTGATTTTCGGTCATAGAAGCTTTTTTGAGAAAGTCTGTGAGAAGTTTCTTGATGCAGTTGTTGGTCGGTTCGTTAACCGAGATTGCTTCTCGGCTTGGAGCCACTGACATCGATCCTGCCGGCGCTTCAAGAAGACACTTCCAATAGTGGTTGTGTGAGTAACGAGGTGAAAGTCCTGCAAGCAAGTTGCTGGCTTCTTTGTATTCCTCTGCGTAATCATCATGAGAGAGTACAGGGTAGACGACACTGCCGTAACGAACGTAGATGTTGTCAGTGGTGGTCTGGGTTTCCTTGAAGAGGAACAGACCCTCTGTTTCCTCCTTCAGAGGCCACTTCTTGAGAATTCTGCCGTTCAGTTCAACGTTCATGCTCCCACGGAGCACGATCTTCTTGACGAGAGACAGCATCTCCCTGAAAAGGGATTCCGTGGAAAGAGGGACCTTGACCTCAACGCCGCTTTCGGTGGTGGGGACCTGGACCATCACACGATAGTCAGGTTCGCCGTCGGTTTCCGAAGATCCGCGGGAAATGGCGAAGACCGTCTTTTTTGCTTCATTGAAGGTCGAGACGGTGAAGTGGTCCGAGATCGAAAATGGGGCTTTGCTGCCCAGACCGAATCCACCAGTCTGTTTCTCGTCTTCAGCCTTGGTTGAGCCGCCGTAAACGCAATAGGTGTTCGGGACATCTTTTGCAGGAATACCCTTACCATAATCACGAACCATGAAGGAGTCTTCGGTGAGGGTCACCTTGATAGGGGTGTCCTTGCAGCCGGCGGCAATGTGAGCATCCCAGGCATTGCAGAGGATTTCGCGAACGACAGCTTCAGGCTTGCGGGTGTAGAGCGTGCTCGAGAGTACGGTGTAGAACTCAGCAGTCTGAGCAATACGGAATCGGCCTACGTCCTTGCCGCCAACGATCGCGTGTGTGTCGAAATCGGTGTTGTGACTTACCTGCATGGGTGTCTCCTGGGTACAGAAAGGAATCCCCTGGCTCGCACCAAGGGTTGTTGAGTTGATTTGAAATGTGTTGGGGAGGACGGTGTTTATTCGTCCGGGTTGAAAGCGTTAGCTGCGATGTAGGCGCCTACACCCTCATTGGAGGAGAGCCAGGCGGCGAGAGCGCGCAGATCGCCCAGCCGCACTGATACGCGGGCGCTGTCCGTGTTGTTGGCCCACTTATCTGCCCTAGCCCTCAACGGCTCAATCACCTTGCGGGCTTCTGCAAGGGCGGCTTCGGCGGTGGCAATGCGCTCGTCATATGCCGCTCGATAGACTTCAAGCTGACTCGACCTGTTCTCAAGGCGGCTGACCTCCTTGATGCTTTTGCGGTCGCCTTTAATGTTGAAGCCGTTCCATGACATCCCGCAAACCTCAGATAGGTCGTCTAGGAACCCAAGCTTGGCGCGGCGTTCATCGTTCTGAGCTTCCGCCTCCTCCAGCCTTTCGGTCAGTTCCTTGACCTGATCGGCGGTGTAGAGGGGTTCATAGATGACCTGCCGCGAAAGAGCCTTTTCGATCCGCTTTTTCATTTGGTCTGCGGCCTGCGGGAAAGCTAGTTCTGCCCCCCAATTTTCGGCGCGAATAAGGAACGCCACCGGTTCCATCTTGTCAGTCATTGGGGGTCTCCTTATGTGGGTGAATTGTCTTCAGAGACATTCGTTGGGGAGCATCTTACGATACTGCCGAAAGCCCTCGAAGTTGCCGTGTTCTTCGGGCTGATCCCAGATCTCGTCGAGCGCCCACCAGGAATCAGCCTGAGCGACGTGTTCGGCCGGCGATGCGTGAAGAGGAGAGGCGCCGATGAGCTTGTCATGCAGATCGATCGCACGCTCCAGGGTCATGTCAAAACCGTCGACCGTTTTGTAGGAAGTCGATGCACAGCAAGCGACGGATTTCTTGATTGCCAGTTCCATCCAGTTCCCGTCTGTCTTGGTGATATCATCCCAGTCGTTGACAAACGGGGTGTGCCATTGACCAGGCTGAATAACCTGGATGTTGTCTTCCCGCTCGAGCTCTTTGCGGACCTCACGAGCCAGGATGGCAATGTGGGGTTCGGCATCGGGATGATCTCTGAGAGCTAGGAAGTTCGACCATTCGGTCGATGAAACGACGACGGTGATGTGGCTGAAGGGCTCCAGCAAACGGTTGACGATCTGCTTGTGGTAACCGGCGTCAGCGAATGCCTTCGCGGAATTCACAGCAGAAATACAGGCTTGAGCCCATGCATTTTCTCGATCGATAGTTCCTGTTGGCAACAGGGAATCGCGAACAGGTGAATTGCACTCCTCGTCAGCCTGCATGCCCTTCTGATTCTTACCCCAGTGCAGAGGAGTGAAAGGGTCGTTCAGCACGTCCTGGATCAGTTTTTTGACCGGAATGGCCCTGGAGCTGCTTGCGTTCCTGGAGAACTGACGGTGGGTCATGAACTCCCCATGGATCGGCCGGGGATAACGAAGCAGCAAGGTTGAGAGAACCTTTTCAGGCCGGCTGGCGTTGCGGCTGCGGAGGATAGTCTGGGCAGAAATTGTGGTCATGAGGGTCTCTTTCAATACGCCAAGGCGTAGGCTGGCATGCCGTTACAGGATGGCCAGATTGACGAAGTGGGTTTGGATTTCAGCACACCTCTTCGGACCAAGCGATTGAGACGCCATTTCCAAAAAATGTAATCTGAAAGGGGTGAAAAGCACGCCACTCCATCAATGCGTTGAAAGTACCTCGGAGGCACTTCACGGCTGAAATAGCGTAATGCTTCGTGATCGAAACTCATGAGATCACCTCCTTCAGACGATTTCGATGATGTCTGAGTTGGGGTATTTGATCTGGAGCTGGACCGCTTTTTCGTAAGCGGTCTTGAAGTCGGGGATGTCCTCAACTTCTTCGATGGGATCATCTCCCTCGAACCGAACCAGGACATCGTAGAAATCAGCTTCCTGGTGTGTTTCGGCCAAGGTGGTGTCGCCATTGGGGCAGTTCTTCATCGGGTAAATGCCGATTTCAGGAATTTTCATGGGTATCCTCAATAGGTTCTAGAACCAGGCGGAACCCCAGCTCTTGAGCCAGGGCTTCCACGTTGGTGATTGAAGGATCGGTACGGCCGCTTTTCCAGTATTGGAGGCCCGTACTGGTCATGTTCAGGGAAACAGCAACATCGACTATGCGGCGTCGATCTTCCTTCATGATCCCGAACAGTTTTTTGACGACGGTCGAGGCCGTTTTTGGTGTTGTCCGTTGAGTCTGAAAGATGGGAGCGGCCATGCAAATCAGACCGCTTCGCAGATCATCCGGACCCTGACACCAGCTTCTTGGAACATTTCCGCAGCTGCATCGAATTCTTGCATAGGCATGCGGGTCTGGTTCGGGCCGGCGATCACTTCAATGATACCGGCCTGGATGAGTGTCTTTGCACAAGAACTGCAAGGCATGTGGGTCACATAGACCTTGCAGTTCTTGGTGGAGATGCCTTCACGAGCCGCAAAAGCAATCAGGTTGGCCTCGGCGTGCGCCGCGAAGAGATACTTCTTCGGGCGTTCCCGTCGATCGGCAGAATCATTCACGCCGCGGGGTGGTCCGTTGAAGCCGGTCAATCGAACTTCCTGGTTCGGTCCGACCAGGACTGCTCCGACCTGGGTGCTGTCTTTCGACTTGATTGCGGCATGTTTGGCGAACCCGTAGAGATACTGATCCCAACGGGTTACCGAATCTGTTGAATTTTTCATTATGTCACCTGTATTATCTAAATAATCTTCAGGGGATTAATAAATAATCCCCTGAAGATATTAGATGTTAATCGCGAAGATGCGTGATGCGGCCTGTCTTGACCTTGGCGCTGGTGTTGTTGAGAGCAACCCAGATGATCGGAATCACCATGCCCCCGGGAAGGGGCTCCATTGGATTGCATTCAAGGTCGGAAAAGACGACGACAGCGGTGGGTCTCTGCTCGATGATAAACTCACGTACACATTCGAGGCAGGTTCCACCGCGACCGATGACATGGATCTCCTCGAAAGGATCATCTTTCTCGAACACGTCGACCTTGCGGATCCTCGTGTCGAATTGAGCCATCGTCATCTTTTCGGGCTTGTAGTAGTCCTTGACGTATTTGAACTCGGAGTGGAACCGGATGATGTCGCGATCGGTGATCGATCCTGACACATCCAGGAAATAGAGGATGTGATTCAGGCCAGTTTCGTCATCCTGGATCGACGGCAGATAGACGTCTGAATACCGCCTGTTCGGTCGGGCCCAGCTGTAGTCCTCTCCACCCAGCTCCTCGAAGAAGTTCCGAAGGATGGTTTCCCAGGGAAGCTTGGGAGAGAGAAACTGCTTAAGGGTCTGTTCCACGGCCTCTGGAAGGTGCTCTCCGGCAATCCTGGCAGAGTTGGCGGCCGAGACCACTCGAGCAACAACTTCATGCTCGATCTGTGACGAATCTTCGTCGGCTTCATCTGGTTCGCTGACGTCACCGTCGAGATCAGAAGGAAGATCGTCGGTGTCATCTTCATTGAGATCATCATCAACCAGATAACGAGCGGCCAGGGCGTCGTAAACGACTTCTGTGCCATCTCCGTCGAAAGCGTGGTCCATCCAAACATTCAGTCCGCCAAAGGAGTGCCCTTCGTCGTCGAGAAGATTGTTGATGACAACGTCGGCGGCCCAGTTCCAGATCTTGGGGTGCCTTTCTCCACGCCGAAGCATGTGGAGAAGGGCGACGTGCCAAAGTTCATGGAGGAGGACGGTGACCCTGACCTCAAAAGGTATACTCAAGAAGAAGTCAGGGTTCCACATGAGGCTGATGCCGTCAGTGGCCGCAGTTGGAATCTGCTCGTCCCAGACGAAGTTGAGCGAACACATCAGCGGAGCGAGAAATGCCGCATTGGTGCCGATGAAGACCTTTGCCTTGACGCGATCAAGTTCGCGGTTGAGCGTTGCGTAATCCCGTTCAGGCGGCGTGTTGCTGGATGTCGTCATGGAGATACCTCGAGAGATCGACAAGGGCCTGGCGAAAGGCCGGATGAGAGCGGAGCTCCTTCTTCCGGAGCTTGAGGCCACGGAAGAAAAGAACCTGAAATTCCATCGGCATCCGCTTGATGTAGGTCACGACGTCGTCGAGATTCTTCTCGTCGCCGTGATCCATGAGATGCGTGACGGTGGCGTAGCGGGTGGCCGGATCGGCAGGCACCGGAATGCCTGAAGGATTGTTGACGATCTCGCGGATGCTCGGGAGGTTTTCATAGACCTTGACGAACTGGACGAAATCGGCCGCAACACCGGAAGTGATCGTGCCGGCGTACATGGCTGCCTTGGAAGCAGTGACTTCCTTGTCCTGGATCAGCTTGTTCATGAACTCCCAGGTGCGGGGGCAGCAAAAGGTGTGATCGTTGTGGTCGGGCCGAAAATCGTGGAGTTGTGTCGGCTTGTAGCTGAGATAAGCCACGATCCGAGAATCCCAGTTCCTGGCCAGCATCACATCTTCCTGGAACTGCTTGAAGTCCAGGCGCAGAACCAGGTGAATCACACGGCTCTGCATGGCCGTCGAGAGAGGATTGACGATCGCCCTGTCAGTGGCCAGGTTGCCGGCGCAGACGATAGCAACGTTGTTGTGAAGCCGATGTTGCCCAACCATACGATCGAGAACCAGCTTGTAAGCGGCAGCCTGGACTGACTTTGATGCCGAGTTGAACTCGTCCAGGAACAGAAGCCATCCCTGCTTTCCTTCCGGCAAGTCAGTGTCTTCAACAGGAAAGACGTCGAAAGGGGAGAAAGTGGCTTTGCCGTTTTGAAAATTGGGAAGGCCGGAGAGATCTTCCGGCGCCATTGTCGAAAGACGCATGTCGACCATCTTCAAGGAATAGTCGTTGCTGACTTCGTAGTTGATTGCGCTCTTCCCCATGCCGGGGGAGGACTGCATGAAAGGCACCAGACCGGCGGCAATGATTTCCGATACGTAATTTTTGGCTTCCCGCGGTGTGCAGGTGTAGGCAGTCATTCCCTCGGACATATGGTTTTCCTTTCATGTCTCCTGATTGGGGGTAGTTATTGGTTGGATGATGAGCTCCAGGCCCATGACGGCCAGGGCAGCTTCCATGTTGAAAACGGTGGCGGCGGCTTTGCCTGTCTTCCACCCGTAAAACGTGTTGACGTGGATACCGGACCGATCGGAGATCTCAGATTGAGAGATCCCCGCTGTATCCAGATATTGG